TTAGAGCTGGTCTTTTTTGCCTGATACCGATTTGATACCAATCTGGAGCTTTTCCAGCTCCGCCCAGTCTGAGCTTGAGTTGAGCCAACGCGCATACGTCGTCAGCAACATTTGGACACTGTGGCCAAGCTGCTGAGCGATGAATGCGGGGTTCATGTTGGACATTAAGCATATTGTCGCATAAGTATGACGGCAGTTGTACGGCGGTCGATAAGGCATCGCCAGCTCTTTGAGTGCCGGCCCCCACTGTTTGTGCAGATCGGAGGTCTGTTTGATGTACTCGCTGTTCTTCGACGGCGGGAACACATAGGGAGTCGTCTTGACTCTGCCGATACCCTTGGCGCGGCGCTCGGCGTACTGGCGAGCGAACTCGAGCGCATGCAGCGCTCGCTCGTTCAGCAGCACGAAACGATCCTTGCCGGTTTTGGTGCGCTCTTCGACGGCGGTCAGGGCGACTGTGCGGCAGACGTGAACCTGGCGTTTCACCAGGTCAACCGCCTCCCAGCGCAACGCGGCGACCTCGCCCAGGCGAAGCCCCGTGAAGAACGCGAACTCAAAGAACGCAGCATATATACCGCTGGGCCAGTGTGTCGTCTGATACAGGTGGTCGATGATTAGGTTGGCTTCGTCCAGGGAAAACGGGTTGATCTCCTTGCGACCTCGCTTCGGGAGATCGATCATTTTGGCCGGATTTTTTTTGATCAGCTCTTCAGCCACGGCCGCATCCAGAATTGTCGAGAGCTTGACCAAGGCGTTGCGCCGAACACCAGGAGACGTCCACTCCGTAGCCGCAATAATGCGGCGTAGGAGGGTGGTGGTAATCAGATCAATGCGCACCCGGGCAAGCGGTGGAATCCAGTAAAGGTTCAGCGCACCCTTATAGTTGTTGCGAGTACCGCTGGTGATGTTCCGGCCATCCAGCCACAACTGGGCATACTCGTGGAAGGTCGGTACACCACCGAGTAATACCGATGACCCGGGAAACAGCTCGGCGTACTTGGCGTCATCCAACAGGCCGAGTTTGATCAGGTTGTCTACTTGATCGCGTAATTGGGATGCAGCTTTAATGCCCTTCTGCGTCGTGGGATAGGGGAGGGTTTCGCTTCGGCGGATACCGTTCCAAGTAAAACGAATCCTGAGGGATTTGCGGAAGAGTTCAACTCCATCGGGCAAATCCACTGTGCTTCTTCCCATTCGTAATATCTCTTTTTGCTGTACATGATGCGATTCCCCAGCTTGTTCCAAACGCCTTCGGGGATTTGCTTGCGGGCACGCCGGGTTGCGAGTGCTCTAAATGAAATACCCAGGATATGGGCCATAACCTCTTCCGATACCTTGTCTACTTCGGGATGTGGCATCTGCTCCGGTTTACCACCGCTTACGCTGTCAATGTTTTGGGCGCTCATGCGTAGTCCCTCGCATGCTTTGAGGCTCGACGTATCCATGCAGTAAAACCTGCTCTGTAGGCGTAATGCTCTCGAGCGAAGTTGTCGGAATTACTTGCGCCTGGTGACCTGATGTACGTTCCGCGTTGCCGGCAGTACTGCACGCCTTCAGGCACTGGAAACTCTCTCTCAAACTCGGCGCGCTCATCGATCTGAACCGCTTTGACGGCTTGCTGCTGAGGCGGCCCCTGATCTGGCATAGTGCGCGTATCCCCCACAACAGGCTGCGCGAGCGGGCCATTCTGAGCGGTTAGCGATGCATCGGGTGACGCTGCCCCGCGCAGCTTTTCGTGGGGTATAAGTGCCTCGGTGGTGCTGCTGGAAGGAGCAGTAATGCCTGCTGCTGCGCAGCAGAGGCTGCTTGTTTCCTGCGCGTCGAGGCTCGTTTTGGTATTTGGCTCGGGCAAGTCGAAGCGCTTGCCGGTATGGGGGAGGCTCTGGCTCATGCGGCCCCCCTGTTCTACTGGCTCCAGGAGGGCGGCCATGGTGAGTGCTTGTTCGCGGAGCGCGATAGATTCACGTTCGAGCTTTTTGCCAGTGCGGAATGCGGCGAATGTCTCGGCGGCGATTCTGAGTTTTTCCGTGATGGCCAGCAGGGTTTGGCGTTCTGGTTCACCCAGTTTCGAAGTGGCCAGTACGCGCTCGTAGCGGGCGTAAAGCTGCTGGTGCTGTTCCCTTGCTTGGTTAAGCGAAAGCTCCAGATTGCGGATGTTTTGCGAATGGTCGGAATGTTTAATGGGCATTCCTTCATCAATGCCCTTAACGCGTCCGTCGATGAGGCCGCCGCGGTAGCCGGCCCAATAGGTGAGGCCTACAAGCAAGATGAGGACAATCAGTGCGCAGATCTGTATTGCGGTCATGTGGTGTGCTCCTGGTGATGTCATCGGCTGGTGGTGACAGCCGTTCGGTTTGTGGGTGTTACTAGGTGGTCTCTTCCTGCTGTCGCTGCATGTCTTCGTCTGCCTTGTAGGCACGGATGTCGATCAGTGAGGCGACGTGCCGAATATGGGCGTACTTCGGTGCCTTTCGGCTGGTGTCCAGCGTGGTGATGGGAAGCTGGATGCGGCCGCTGCTGATCTCGGTGACGAACGACTGCTCGTTGAGGTTGCGGAAGTACTGCTCGCGCACTTTGTCCAGCGGGATCAGGACATCGCCGAAGATGCGGTAGAGCAATTCGACGGTGGCCGACTCCGGTGCCGGGTGCAGGCGTAGTGGGTTTTGTGCTGCGTTACTCATGGCTTAGTTGGGCCTCCTTGCGTTGTGTTCTTGCCGGGTGGTTCCAGGCATTCAGGCAATGGGTTCTGGTCAGCTCGCGCAGATGCTCGGGAACTTCGAGGAGCGCGGCGTTGCGCTCCTCTCGTGTCCGCATGGCGATGATCTGGCGGGCGTATTCCCTAGGCCACGTCACGGGTGTCTACCGGAATGGCGGGTAACGCCAATCCCAGTTGCTCGGCCAGCCAGCTGATGCCGGGTTGTTTGACCCGGGTTGATTGGCTGTACTGCATGCCGAGCTGGTCGTGATACCAGTGGCCGTCCTTGACCCGCAGATAGTCGCGATCACGGGTGGGGTAGGCCGGCAGGTTCCGTTCGTTGAGCAGACCCTTTTCACGCATCAATTTGATGAGCTTTGGTCTAGTCAGACCAAGTTGGCTGGCGGCTTGGGCGAGTGTGCGTTCCATGGCGTCCCCTCACGCAGCGTGTGCGGCAGGTGTCGCCGCAGCTGCCAGGTGGTTTATGGACTCCACGACCTTGCCGTAGATCTCGACATCGGTGCCGCACACGGTGAAGCATTTGGTGCGTGGGCTCTTTACACCGATGCTCAGGATGGTGGTGATACCGGGGCGGGTGTGGGTGCGATGTATCGCGACGTGAAGGGGTAGTTCGAAACCCATGTCGAGGCTCAGGGTGCCCCCGGTGATGACCAGTTCGAACACGCGTTGCTTGTCCTGCAGATTAAACCGACCGTAATCGCGCTCTGCATGGGGCAAGTACAGCAGATCAGCTGAGTTGCTTAAGTGAAAAGGACCGTTGGCAATTTCTTCGATGAAGTCAGCCAGCTTGAGGTGCATTTTCTTTTCGTTGTTCAAGGTCAGCGTGTGGCGTTCGCTGTCCATCTCAACGACGAAAACGGTCTCGGCCGTGCCGCGCTCAACCCTGAGACGAAACGGCAAAGCTTCACGCTTGGGCGCTGACCGCAGGACGTGGTTGAAGGTCTCGGACAGGTTGACCTGGGCATTGAGCAACTGCAGGGTACGGTTGTCGATTTTGAACTTGCTCATGCTGCTTGCCCTCCGCCGTTTGGGGCGAATGGCGCGGGCGCAGTGCGGGCTTTCAGCTTTGGCTTTGCGGGGACAAACGCGCAGCCGCATTCGCGGGCCAGGCGGCGAATCTCGAAGATGCGGATCGGGTCAGCAGCGGCTGGATGGATATGCAGGGTGGCTGTGGTGTGCATGGGTATTGCCTCGCTCTGTGGTGGAAGAGTGAGGCAATAATTAACCCAAAAGGTTATTTGTGCAAGAAAAAATACCCTTGAAGGTGGGTCCTGGTGAAATTCTGTTCAGCTTAACCTAGCTCTATTGCTCAAGATGCATAAACTCATTGCCAAGAGAAGTGTTAGCAATCGAGAATATGAAAAAATATGGAGTTGTAGACGTGATCCAGGATGCTGAAGTAGGCCAGAATCAGACGGTAGAACCCAAAAACGATGATTTAGCACTGCCTAAAATCGACGTTTTATTTGCAATTACTGCGGCTTTAGGCAGGAACACTGAGCTAACCGGCAGTCCGTTTGAGGCTAAAACCGGCACTCCTTGGGTTCTCGGAGACTCGACGGCTCAAAAATTTGTTGAAAAAATTGAAGAAAGATTTAGGAAAAAGAACAAGCTACATGGTTTTTTCTCAAAAACTATCTGGCATGCGATGCCAGATACAGTTAGAAAATTGCTGGCAGTCGAGTGCGATCATCTTACATTCACAAACTCAGTAATGACGTTGCTTAAAAATGCCGCTAATGAAATTGTTGGTGGAGGTTTAGGTGGTGGGCATGTTGTTTTCATAATGTATCGTGATCGCGTTGTTAATGCTCAGGATATGGATGAGGACACAAATCATGGTAGGTTGTTAATTGTTATGGTTGGCAATCGAAGTGGTTTTGAGTTTGATGATAAGCTTCAGCCTAAAAGCCTTACATCAATTGATATAAATGCCCTGCGACAAGCTGCTTGGATTGATCTGAATTTGTTTGATGTGTCATATCCTGAAAACTCAGGTGATGCATACCTTCGATTTATTCAAGGGCAATCGAGGAGTGAGTTTTTTAAGTCAGCCCTTGGATGCATGGAATCTCCTAGTAATAAGGCAAGCGTTGATAATATATATAAATCTATTAGAGATTTTTTTGCTGAGAATAAGATCAGCAGAACCGACCGAGATAAGTGTTTAGCTAGCGTTGAGGCATTCCTGCTCAAGAAAGGTAAAGACAGAAAGACGGTGCAGTTAAAAGAGATTCAAGCGCTAGTCGATCGAGTGCTACCTGAAGACTCAGAGCTTTTAGGTGGTTTTTGTGTTTTTGTAAATGATAAAGAATATGAAATAAGCTCGCACTTCGAACCTACAGTTGCTTCTGCCGTTTCCGGCGCATCTGTGAATGTGACTGATACTAGTCGTAGTTATGAATGTAAACTTAAAGTGACCTCTCTCGGGTTTGATGGTTCTGACAGGCCTGTTAAAGTTGATAAGGACTTTAACTATATTCGTATTCCTCTAGATGCAGCTTCTAAAAAAACGATATCGGACCTCATGAGTTCGGTGGATGAAACTAATGGATGACGGGAGATTAGTTGCTCAGTTCCTTGAAAAGGGTGCTTTGACTTGGGAGGACTCCTATCTCGATATCGTGATTAAACGTGATAAATTTACATTCGATTGGAATGAAGTCTCCCTCGCATTCAAGGCTGTAGGCTATGCTTCAGAAATTGAAAGAGAGGATGTAGGTGATGAGTTTAAATTCTCTTTGTCTAATGAAAGCAGTAAGTGGTCTGAAAAGCGGAAGCTTTTCTTTTATGCCAATGATGAGGATTTTTGGGCCGCGTTCACAAATGATGCTAACTCGGATAGTTATTATTATATAACTGAATGTAAAGCTACAAATATTCCGGGCTTTGCGTCCTTGTTTTCAAATAAGGTCGAATGCTATGTGATATGGCGAAAAGTTTTAGAGTTGTTAGTTGATCATGTTGGCACCAGAACTTCTATGAATGAGTTTATTTATTTTATAGCTGGGGATAAGAGTGCCAAAAAATACGAAGTCAATCCCGTAATAGCTTTTGGTGAGTTTTCGGATGGTTTTGATGAAGGCTTGCAAAAAATCGCAAAGAGTTTGTTTGATCATTTGAAAGTGGATGATGCTCACCAACTAGAAAGAAAGTCAGTAATGCGAACTGCATTAGCAGATATTCTAGGCGAGGATCATACTGGAAGCCCTTTTGTCTGGGTCGTTTCTCAGGGGGCGAAATTATTTAAAAAATATCGTGAGCATTATGATAATTATACTCACCGGTTTTCTGTAAATAAGCTTCTGACTGAGATTGAAGAGAAGAATCTAGAATATACCAATAAAATTAATGACTTCATTACTGGCAGCCAAACAAAAGCGTTTGCGCTGCCAGGTGTCTTGGTGGGTATAGCTGCGTTGGTGAAATCCGCTGGCATGGCTGAAATGGCTTTGATATGCGTGGGATTGATGATGGTCAGATCTCTTACGAAAACGGCCAATGATATTTACTTTGATTCTTTTGATAATTTGCTTATCCAAATTAAGAAAGGTTTTGAGAAGTATAAAAAAACTGAGGTTGCGGAGGAGGTAAAAGAAAGTGCGGAGGATACTCAGTCAAAAATTGAAGGCCTAATAAGTAAAGCTAAAAAGAGACTTGAGTATATTGATAAAGTTGCTTACGTCATGTTGCTTTCAGGGTTTTCTTTTTTGGCATATAAACTTTATTTGGCGCCAGATAATACTGCCGCTAAGATTTTTTTTGCGAGTGTTTGGGCGGATTTTGTAAGTCTCAGTTTATATGTTAAGTCCATGGTTTTGTCGTCTTGGCAACTAATTTGAAAGCTTCAAAAATGTTGTTATCTTGAACATTAAAGGTCCGAGATTTTCCAGCGAGCGCGACCACAAACTCTCCACTCTTCCGTCATTCGAATTATGCGCTCTGGCCAATCAGGGTTGAGCGCATATAGATACTGCTCATTACCTTCTTGCTTCAGTTGTTTAAGCGTCGCAGCGTGATCACGAGTACGCTTAGCTGCCACAAAATGTCCAGGAAGGGCCTCAAGTGAAGGATCGATTACAATTTTGTCCCCCTCCATAAACTTGGGTTCCATGCTTATACCTTCTACGCGGAGGATAAAGGCCCGGGGACCTACAGGTCCGGGTGCTTCGATCCATTCTTCGGCATCCCGCGGGTCAAACGTTTCAATAGCTTCGCACCATGAGCCTGCAGCAATCGAGCCGATAACCGGTAGCTTTCTTCCGGTATAGCCAATGACTGAGCCGTTGTTGAATTCAGCAAAGGCATTCGGAACGTCGAGCGAACCATTCGGCAGGCTTAACGCATTTTCGATCTCTCGGGCGATTTGGTCGCCAATACCCTTGGTGGGATTCTTACCCCCGAAAGCACTCACTTGAGCCGGCGCTTTACCCAGCAGCTCGGCTATATCGATCAGCCGCAGTTTTTTTTCGGCCAGGACCCTGCGGAAATTATCTAGTCGTGTGTCTGAAATTCTCATGCTGCGATTGTGCCCAGATTAACCTATGAGGTGAATGTCCTTCTAGGTATTGCTTAAATTAACCTTTATGGTTAAATTGCACCTCGCGGAGGTACACCACATGAAATTACGTGACTATATCGAGCTTTTAGATTCTCAAGCACTGCTGGCTTATGCCGGGCGCTGCAACATCGCTGTGAATTACTTGCGTCTACATGTGAAGTACGCGAGTAAAGACCCTAGCGTTTCGTTGATCAAATCGTTGGCCCGTGAAAGCGAAGGTTGTGTATCACTTGCCGAAGTCCTAGAGCATTTCGGTGTGACGGAATCCAAAGCAGCATAGCTAGAAAAAAGGCGACCTAAAGGCCGCCCAGTTCCTCCCGGCACGCACCACCACAGCGCTGTCGGGTCGCAGTAAAGGGAGGCGGGCACACCACATGCTAGCCACCTCCCTTTACTGCGCTTTCCAGGACATGGAATGCCCTGTTGTTGCTGCCTTTTCCACCACAGATTGGGCAGCGGTTGCGCCAGGGGTGAGTAACGGATTGCTCGCCCCGGCACGGTGCCGGTGTCGATCCTGAAGATCTAGCCGGCGTTTGGGCCCTTTCAAGCCACGCGGCAAATGTACCACCACTGCATGTCGCGCGGCACTGGCAACTTTTAAGGATTAATGCCATGAGCCGAATCGCTCTGAGTTCTGTTGAGCGGGCGCAGCGAGAAGTGCTGCCGCTCGACCTCGCGCTTTACCATGCCGCTCGGGACTATCCTGGCGGTGCGGCAGCCATCGCCGCCACCACCGGCAGAAACGCCACCACGCTGCAGCACAAACTTTCCCCAACCCATCCGAGCCACACGGTGAACATTCAGGAGTTCGGCGAGATCCTGGAGTTGACCAAGGATCGCCGCATTCTGGATGCGGTGCATGCACTGGTGGGTGACACGACCTGGCAGGAGCTGGCCGAGGCGTACACCAACGACATGCCTGAAACGCTGACCACCGGCATTGCTGAGTACTTCCGGCAGGTGGCTGATTTGGCTGATACCTGGGCCAAGAGCATCGGCGATGGGGTGGTGACGGACGATGAACTCGCCGCGATTCGCCTGCAGGTGTTTCGTGGGATTCAAGGGCTGCTGGGGATGTTCAACCGCGCCACCTATGTTAACCAGACGACGCGGGGTGCTGACCGTGGCTGATATCGCTGATTTCGCTAATGACCTGGTGCAGGAGCGGATCGATCAGGCGCTGGCAGCCCGCAATGCCGCCAAGTCTATGTCGATAGTTCATTCGTTTTTGTTCTGCGAAGAGTGCGACGATCCGATTCCAGAAGGTCGCCGAGTCGCGTCACCGGGGTGCACGCAGTGCGTGCAGTGCCAGTCGATTGATGAACAGCGGGAGGCTCGCCATGCTCGATGAGGTATTGGGGCAGTTCGCAGACTACGGCCTTGAGCCTGAGCAGCCGCTGAGTTTCGGCAAGCTGACCCGCTGTAAAACGGCGCAGGACAAGGGCAAGGAAAAGAACGGTTGGTACATCGTTCATGAGCATCACACCGAGAAGGGCGAAACGCTGATTTTTGGCAGCTTCGGTGATTGGCGTTCGGGTGAGACACAAAAGATCAAAGTCAAAGCCGCGCGGATGTCACCGGAAGAGCGTGAGGTGATGCGTGCTCGGCAGGAGGACGCCAAGCGCCGAGCTGCCGAGATCGCTGCCAATGCGGCGCGCCGTGCGGCGAATCGGGCTGCTGCGCTGTTCAAGCGCATGCCAGAGAAGGGCCGAAGCGACTATCTGGATCGAAAGCAGATCGTGGGTTTCGGCGTTCGATATGCACCGCGCTCAGGCGCGTTTTTGGTGCCTATGTGCAACGTACGCGATCAGATTGTGGGCCTGCAGGTGGTGTTTCCAACCAAGCAGGAAGACACCGGCCGGGACAAGTCCTATTGGCCTTACGGCATGTCGAAGGAGGGGGCTTTCCACCTGATTGGGCCGCACCCGGAGCCGGGTGAGCCAGTGTTGGTATGTGAGGGCTACGCCACCGGCGCCAGCCTGCACATGGCGACCTCGCTGACTGTTGCGATCGCCTTCGATGCGGGCAATTTGCTGGTAGTGTGCAAGGCCATGCGCGAGCGCTTTCCTGGTTGCCCGCTGATTGTGTGCCGGGATGATGACTGGAAGACCAAACGGCCGAATGGCGAGCCATGGAACCCCGGTGAAGAGAAGGCGAACAATGCCGCACTGATCGTCGGTGGTCAGGTGGTCGCGCCGATCTTTTCCGGGGAGCGGGAAGACAAGTGGACCGACTTCAACGATCTGCATGTTGCCGAGGGTTTGGAAGCGGTGCGCCGCCAGGTGTTGGCGGTGGTCAAGCCACCGGCTGCCGGTGGTTGGAAGGATATGTTAGCCCGCAGTGAAAGCGGCGCCTTGATTGCGCATATGCAGAACGTCGAGCTGATCCTGGCCAATGACGAGCGCTGGGCTGGGGTGATCAGCTACAGCGCGTTCAGCTCGAAGATCGTGAAGCTGCGCGCTGCACCTTATGGCGGCGGCACGGGTGATTGGGCGGACATTGATGATGTGCGGGTGATGAAGTGGCTTGCGCAGCAGTACAACTTGCGGGTGAAAGCCTCGCATGTGATTGAGGCGGTGAGCGTCGTTGCGCATGACCATGCATTTCATCCGGTGCGCCAGTACTTGCGCAAGCTGGAGTGGGATCGGGTGCCACGTCTCGAAAGCTGGCTCACGGACGTCATGGGCGTGAAGGCTACTGATTACTCTTCGAAGGTCGGCAAGCGTTGGATGATGTCGGCCGTGGCCCGGGTGATGAAGCCAGGCTGCAAGGCCGACTCGGTGATGATTCTGGAAGGCGCTCAAGGCGCTGGTAAATCGACGGCGATGAGCATTCTCGGCGGCGAGTGGTTCATGGATACGCCATTTGCGCTGGGTGACAAGGATGGCTTTCAGGCGATCCGGGGCAAGTGGATTGTTGAGCTGGGGGAGCTGGATAGCTTCAACAAGGCTGAAAGCACCAAGGCTAAGCAGTTTTTCTCCGCGTCCACCGACACCTATCGCGAGAGCTATGGCCGCAGAACCATGGATGTGCCACGCCAGTGTGTATTTGTGGGTACGACCAACCAGGACGAGTACCTAAAGGATGCCACGGGAAACCGGCGTTATTGGCCTGTGGCCTGTACCAAGGTGGATCTGGAGTTGTTGCGCGAGATGCGCGATCAGCTGTGGGCCGAGGCGGTGTTCTGTTATGACGCGGGCGACCTCTGGTGGGTGACGCTGGATGAAGCGGCAATGTTTGGCGAGGAGCAGGACGAGCGTTTTGTGGTAGATGAGTGGGAAGGGCCAATTCTGACCTGGCTCGAAGAGTCGCAGATCGGCGAGACCACCACTGGCAGCGAAGTGCTGGCCAATGCGTTGAAGTTGGACTTCGGGCATTGGGGCAAGCCGGAGCAGATGCGGGTGGGGGCGATCATGCATCGGTTGGGGTGGCGTCGTGTGCGTTTGCCGGCGTTGGCTAAGAGTGGGCAGCGGCCCTGGGCTTACAAGAAACCGGCAGGGTGGGGTGGTGCATCGGCGTTGCAGCGAGAAGCGTTCGAGGAGCCTTGCTTTGATGATTAAGGAAATCGATTCGCTGCTTCGGTTGTGGGCGCAGGAGCTGCACTCGGAACATTCAAAAGGGGGGCTGGCTGGGGGAAACATGGTTGCCATGATGATGGAGAGCAATGGGCAACTGATCAGGGGGCGGCGTGCCTTCCGTGCGCCGCTGGAGAGTTCGTTGGACATTGAGCTGATCGTGAGCAAGCACTTGGCACCGGAGCTGGTGACGGTAGTGCGGGAGCATTACTGCACGCTCGATGTGGATATGCGCTTGCGGTATGCCCACTGCGGTTGTGGCCGCGACACGTACTACCAGCGTTTGCATGATGCGCATCTGCAGATCTACTGGGTGCTGATGGGGAAGGCTGCGTGACCCCAGGCATCGCTCCGGTTGTGGTTGTCCCACTGGCCCGTCTTGTCTCGCTGCGTTTTGACGCAGTGGGACAGGTGCGGGCCTTGTCGTTGTTGGGTTGTCCCACCGTCCCGCCTAGAAGTGCCTCCCGCCCGTGTGAGCGTAGCGGGCGAGCATTACGCGCTTACGCGCGAACGCGTGTTCTTTAAATTTCTTCCTTTACACGAGAAAGTAGAAAGATAAGTAGGACAGTGGGGCGAAGCCCCGAATTTAGGCGCTCTCAGGCGTCCCACTTCGATTCCGAAAAGTGGGACGTATGGGACACCACCGAAACAACAGAATGCCGTAGTGGTGTATTCGCCGACATTCGCTAGGCGTTCACCCTGTGTTACCCACTTATTCACTGGGTGGCATTAAAACAGGGTTGCTGCCACCGGAATCGACCTGTAAAAAGTAGTCATCTTCGATAGGTGCGACCGCAGAGAGCGGCAGGCACCACACCACCAAACCCGGCCATTGCGTCGGGTTTTTGCGTTTATAGGGAAGGCGATGACGAATGAGCAACAGGCGTTGGTAGATATGCCGGTTTGGATGGTGATTGTCCTGTCGCTGGTCGGCGGCGTGTCCGGCGAGATGTGGCGGGCAGACAAGGCTGGTGTGCGAGGTTGGCCGCTGGTGCGGCGGTTGGCACTTCGGTCTGGTGCCTGCGTTGCGTGTGGGCTGTCAACGATGATGCTGTTGCATGCCGCCGGGGTTTCAATTGTGGCGGCAGGGGGCATCGGATGTTTGACGGCCATGGCCGGCGCCGATGTTGCCATCGGGTTGTACGAACGCTGGGCGGCGAAGCGGTTGGGGATCTCCGATCTGCCTCCGGGCAGCGGCGGGTCGGCCTGAAATCGCCGGGGACCCTGGGGGTATTCGGTGGGTACGGGGTCGGAAACCCGCGGGAAAGTGTTAGCGGCAGGGTTGCCAGCTTACTGAAATTCAATCCATTGAAATTGAAAGGTTTGCATTGAAAAGCCGTTGAAAAGGAGGGCTTATGACAGAACCAATGTACCTGTCAAAGAGCGCCTTCGCGGCTCGCATTGGCAGGGCGCCCAGTTACATCACCTGGTTGAAAAACAACAACCGACTGGTGCTCACCGCCGATGGTAAGCAGGTAGATGTCACGGCCAGCGAAGTATTGATTCGCGAGACCGCTGACCCGAGCAAAACCGCTGTTGCGGATCGGCACCACCAAGATCGGCTTCAGCGTGACGTGTACAGCCAACTGTCCAGCCAAGTCGAACCGACTTCAACGGCTGCGCCGCCGCCAGTAATTGCCCCTACCGGGCAGTTGCCAGACTTCCAGAAAGCCCGCGCCCTACGCGAACACAACCTGGCACAGCTCGCCGAGATCGAGTTGCACAAGGCCAAGGGCTCGCTGGTGTTCGCGTCGGCGGTGCAGACGGGCGCTTATAGCGCTGGGCGCATGCTGCGTGATCAACTGCTGGGCATGCCTCCGCAGCTGGCGCCTGAATTGGCTTCCATGACGGACCCTTGGGAAATCGAAAAACACCTGACGGCGGCGATCCGTCGCTCGCTGGAAGATGCCGAGCGCATGTCCTCCGCAGACCTTGAACACGCACTGACCATGAGTTGACCTTATGACTTCGGACATTCCTGATGGTGCAGAGGTGTACCGTGAGGCGTATTTCCGTGGGCTGCGGCCCGACCCGGATGTCTGGATCGATCAGTGGGCCGATGAGTACATGCGCATTCCGCGTGACACCGGCGCTGCTGAGCCCGGCCAGTACCGCACTTCACGTACACCGTACGCCCGCGAGCCCATGCGCTGCCTGTCGCCGGCTCACCCCTGCAAGCGAGTGATCACCATGGTCGCGTCGCAGCTAATGAAAACCCAGATTGGTCTCAACTGGATCGGTGGCCTGATGCACATGGCGCCGTCGAACATCCTGGCGCTCTTGCCCAGTTTGGGCCTGGCCAAACGGGTGTCGTCGCGGATCGGCAAAACCATCAAGGCGACGCCGGTGTTGCGTGAGCGTGTCGCGGCCAGCCGCTCGCGGGATTCGCGCAACACCATGGACACCAAGGAGTTCGAGGGCGGCACCCTGTATGTCACCACCGCCGGCTCAGCGGCCAACTTGTCGGAGCTGTCTGCGCGCTACATCTACGGCGACGAGATCGACCGCTGGGAGGTGGATATCGGCGAGGAGGGCGACCCCATTGAGCTGGCGGAAACGAGGGGCAGTACCTTCGGCCGAAACGCGAAGTTCTACTTCTCCAGCTCGCCGACGATCAAGGGCGCTTCGCGAATCTCCGATTTGTTCGAGGGCAGCGATCAGCGTCACTACTACGTGCCGTGCCCGTATTGTGGTCACATGCAGACGCTTGAGTGGGAAAACCTCCTCTACTCGGCCGACTTCAGCGTAGTGCATTACAAGTGCGCGGCGTCCGGGATGGACTGTGACGTGCTGATCGATGAATACCACAAGGGTGAAATGCTCGCCAAAGGCGAGTGGCGCGCCCATGCCGAGGGTGACGGCGAGACGGTGGGCTTTCACCTCAACGCACTGTATTCACCTCTCGGCTGGATGGACTGGAGGTCGCTGGCCAAGCAGTTCGAGAAAGCGAAAAAGGCCCAAGCCAAAGGCGATCTTGAACCCATGCAAGTGTTTTACAACACCCGCTTGGCGAAGGTTTGGGACGCGGCTCAAGAGCAGACCAAGGCCAATGTGCTGCGAGCCCGGGCGCGCTTGGAACTATTCGGACTGGGGTCGATGCCGGCGGCTGTGTTGATGATCACCGGTGCCGTCGACGTTCAGGCCAATCGCCTGGAATTCATGGCCATGGGCTGGGGCGTCGGCATGGAGCGCTGGGTCATCGACTACCAGATCGTTTCAGGCGACCCCGCCGATGAACGCACCTGGGCCGCGCTGGACGAATTGCTCAAAGCCAAGTATCGCCATCCGTGCGGTGTTGGCCTCGGCATTCTTGCGGTGGCGGTTGACTCCGGTGGCCACCACACCGACGAGGTTTACCAGTTCTGCCGCGTCCGCCGTTGGCGTAACGTGTTCGCCATCAAGGGCGCGAGCAAGCCCGGCAAGCCGGTCATCGCCCAGCGCCCATCCATGGTCGATGTCACCTGGAAAGGCCAGACCGAGCGTAACGGCGCCGAGCTGTGGTTCGTCGGTACCGACACCGCGAAGGACTGGATTTACAACCGTTATCCGTTCGAAGCCGGCCCGGGCGCGCTGCACTTTGCCAATGACCTGCCCGATGATTTTTTCGATCAGTGTGTCGCCGAGCGTAAGGTCGCGCGCTACATCCGTGGTCACAAGCGTATCGAATGGGTCAAGGGCAAGGCCGAACGCAACGAAGCGCTCGACCTGATGGTGTACTGCCTGGCCATGGCCCATTACCTGGGTCTTAATCGCTACAAGGAGCACGACTGGGAGCGGGTGCGCCAGTCGCTGGCGCAGTCAGGTCTGTTCGACGAAGGCATCAAGCCAGTGCAAGGCGAGCGCGTCAGTAATGCCGAGCAAAACGCACCCGCTGTTGTACCGCAACCAGCTCCGCAGCCACTTGGTCCTGTCGTGCAATCGCGACCCGTAGCACCACCTCAACGCCGCAGCTCCAGTAGCGGTTACCTGAAGAGACGCTGATATGTCATTTACCCAGAAGCACCTCGACGCAGTTGAGGCGGCCATCGCTCGCGGTGAGAAAACCGTGCGCTACACCGACCGTACCGTGGAGTACCGTTCGGTCGATGAGCTGCTGAAAGCTCGTGACGAGATCCGCACCTCGCTGGTGAACTCAGCCGGACCGCGCTCCCGCGTCGTTCGGCTTTGCCACGGAGGCAAAGGACTCTAATGGCTCGCTATCCGACGCTGACCCGTAACGGATTCGTGTTGCCGTCGAACATCAAAGCCAGTTACGAAGGCGCCGGTGAGGGCCGCCGATCCGCTGGCTGGGATGCGCCCGACAACGGTATCAACAGCATAAACACCCCAGCGCTGCGCAACCTGCGCTCGCGCTCACGGGCTGCGGTTCGCAATGACCCGTATGCCTACAACGTGATCGACAAGCGTGTCAGTAACCTGATCGGAACAGGGATCACACCTCGACCGAAAACCGATGACGAGACCCTGCGCAAATTGCTGCAGGAACTGTGGGATGACTGGGTCGATGAATCGGATGCGGATGAACGTACCGACTTCAACGGCCAGCAGGCACTGATCGCTCGTACGGTCGAAACCTCGGGTGAATGCTTTGTCCGCTTGCGGCCGCGCAGCCTGGATGAAGGTTTAGCGGTGCCATTGCAGATTCAGGCGCTGGCACCGGAGTTCGTACCGCACGACAAATTCGAGACGACCAAAGCCGGCAACATCATCCGCGCAGGAATCGAGTTCACGCCGGGCGGCAAGCGCGTGGCGTACTGGATGTACCTGTCGCACCCGCGTGATGCCTCGTCGCTGAACGCCGGTTACAACCAACTGGTGCGGGTGCCTGCGTCGCAGGTGCTGCACATCTTTGAGCCGGTCGAACCGGGCCAGCTGCGCGGCGTACCGCGTTTGTCGCCGGTGTTGAAACGCCTGCGCAGTCTCGACAACTACGACGACGCGGTGCTGTTCCGCCAGGAAGTGGCCAACCTATTTGCCGGGTTTATCAGCCGGCCAGCCCCGGACTCCGGCCCCGTGCCGAGAGACCCGGTTACCGGTCAGCCGCTGAGCCTGGATGGCGATGGCTTCACGCCGATGGTCGCCTTGGAGCCCGGCACCATGCAGGAGTTGGGACCGGGTGAAGAGGTTGAGTTTTCCAAACCACCGGACGCCGGCAACAACTATCCGGACTTCATGCGGCAGCAACTAATGGCCGCTGCCGCCGGTACCGGAACGCCCTACGAAATCCTCACCGGCGATATGCGTGAGGTCAACGACCGGGCGTTGCGGGTAGTGCTCAACGAGTTCCGGCGCCGGTTGGAGCAACTGCAATTCAGCGTGTATGTGCATCAACTTTGCCGCCCCGTTCGGGCAGCCTGGATGGACATGGCCGTTCTGTCGGGTGCCCTGGTGCTGGAGGACTACGCCCAGCGTCGCCGCGAATACCTGCGTACCCGCTGGGTGCCGCAAGGCTGGGCTTACATCCAGCCGGTGCAAGACGTGCAGGCGCGGCGCATGGAAGTGCAGGCCGGCTTCGCCTCGCGTAGCGAGATGGTCCTGCGTACCGGTTACGACGCCGAAACGGTCGACGCCGAAAACGCGGCCGACCTGGCCAGGGCCACAAATCTTGGTCTCAATTACAACACCCTTGAAGCCGTCGAGCCGCTCGACGACAAGGAGCAACCATGAGCAAAAAAGCGCGACCGCGCATTTACAACCGGGCGGGCCAGCGTGTGCCGGTGCAAGACAAGACCTGGTATGCCCTTCAGGCCAGCGGCGACGCCGCCGAGCGAGTGATCGAAGTGTTCGTCTATGGCGAGATCGGCGGCTGGGGCATTACCGCCAATCAGTTTGTGCAGGACCTGCGCGCCATGGACGATGGCGCCTCGCCGGTGATCGCGGCCTTCAATAGCATCGGTGGTGATTTGTTCGACGGACTGGCCATGCACAATGCGTTGTCGCGTTTGGGAGAGCGTTGTACCGGTCGGATCGATGCGCTGGCGGCCAGTGCAGCCAGCGTGGCCGTGTGTGGTGCGCACCGAGTGGTGATCGCCTCGAACGCCATGTTGATGATTCACAACCCCTGGACTTACGCGGCCGGGGATGCTGAAGACTTCCGCAAAGTGGCCGACGTTCTCGATCAGACGATGGAAGCCATCATAGCGGCCTACAAGGCCAAGGCACCTGACATCGATGAGGTCGAGTTGCGACGCTTGGTCGCGAACGAAACATGGTTGACCGCCAGTGAAGCGGTGGCCTTGGGGCTAGCTGATGAAGTCGGCGACGGCGTCAAGGTCAAGGCCTGTCTCGGCCAAGGGGCCGTGTTGCAGCGGTACCAGCATGTACCGGCGGAATTGCTCGCGCAGCTTGATGAACCAGCGGAGACAGAGTCGGATTTGGAGCCTGACGATCCGCCGCTGACACCGACCGTAGTCGACTCGGCAAAGCTAGCCCTGATGATTACCCAGCGCTGCGCTGAGGCGGGGATCAGCAACCTTGTCGATTCGCTACTCAGCTCCACCAAGCTCGAAAACGAAGAGGTCGTTCAAGCCGAGCTGGCCCGTGCCACGGCCGTGAATGACTTGTGTGTGGCTGCACGCTTGCCGGAGTTCAGCGCCGAGTTTGTTGCGGCAGGGCTGGACGTCGCAGCTGTTCGAGCGCGCCTGTTCGACAAGATCGTCACCAGCGGCAAGGGCTTCGAAATCGACAACAGCTTGCCGCTGGACGATGACCCTGCGCCAAAGGTGCAGGCCAAACAAATCGATCAACCATCCATCTGGTCTGCCCGCCAAGCCGCGCAGGCCGGTAAATCCCGATCTGCGACAGGAGCAAGACGATGACCATTCAACGCGAACCCATGCATGCAGGCGAATTTCTCCTGTCTGAAGGGGCGGGCACCATTTCCCGCGAAGCCATCAACGTTGCCGCCGGCCCAGCACTGGAGCCGGGGCAGATCCTGGGATTGGTTACCGCAACCGCTGAGTTTGCCCCTTACGACCCGACCGCCGAAGACGGCACCGAAAACGCCATCGCCATTCTCTTCGGTCCCTTGGGCGAGTCGGATGTTGTCCGTCGCGGTCGCGCCGTGGTGCGTCTGGCGGAAGTCAGTGAAGCCCACCTCACCGGCCTCGATCCTGCGGCTGAAAAAGCACTGGCTACTCATTCGCTGATCGTTCGCTAAGACGACCACCCTGATTCCCCAGCCCGCCCAGTGCGGGTTTTTTGTTTTCTGGAGAAAGCTACATGGCTGACATTGAAATCTTTAACGATGACGCGTTTTCGGTCTCTTCGCTGACCGCCGCCATCAACGAACAGGAATACCTCCCGGGCCGCATCAGCAGCCTCGGCCTGTTCCAGGAAGAGGGCATCAACACCCTGACCGTGCAGATCGAAAAAGACGGCGACACCCTGGCCCTGGTACCAGCGGGTGAGCGTGGCACATCCGGCCTGGTGGTCAGCGGCACAAAGCGCAATCTGATCCCGTTCAACACCGTGCACCTGCCGCAACGCTTCGCCATCAAGGCCGACGAGATCCAGGGCATTCGTGCCTTCGGCACCCGTTCTGAATTGCAGGCCGTGCAGGACGTGGTCAACAAGCGCCTGGCCAAAGCGCGCCGGCAGCTGGATGCCACGCACGAATTTCAGCGCATGGGCGCGCTCAATGGCCAGATCCTTGATGCGGACGGCACCACCGTCTTGCTCGACATCTACAAAACCTTTGGCGTGACCCGCAAGAAAATGTCCATGGGGCTGAACAGTCCGGACACCGAACTTCGCGTCAAGTGTGGTGATGCGCTGGACCTGCAGGAGGAGGCCCTGGGCAGTATCACCAGCACCGGCTCGCGGGCACTGTGCGGTAAGAATTTCTGGAACAAGCTGCTGGTCCACAAGTCGGTTAAAGAAACCTACCTCAACAGTCAGCAGGCGGCGGCATTGCGCGGCGATGCCCGCGAAAGTTTCGAATTCGGCGGCATCGTCTGGGAGCGCTATCGCGGCAAGATCGCTGGCGTGACCTTCATCCACGACGACAAGGCGCTGCTGATTCCCGAAGGCGTGCCGGACTTGTACATCTCGGTGTTCGCGCCGGCCGACTACATGGAAACGGTCAACACCGAAGGTGTGCCGTACTACAGCAAAATCGAGCCGATGCCGTTCAACAAGGGCATGGCCGGTGAAGCGCAGTCGAACCCGCTGCACCTGTGCACTCGACCGCTCGCGCAGATCCTGCTGGAACTCTGACCATGAGCTTTCGTGATCTGATTGCCGATGTCGATGCCGTGGTGTTCGAAACCCTGGGCGACAGCGCGCGGATCGAAGGCCGTGACGAACCGGTGCTCGGTATGTTCGCCGCGCCCTGGCTACAGCCGAAGTTCGGCAAGCTCAACACGGGCCTGCGTGAACCGCGATTCGAGATCCGTGTCAGCGACTCAGCGGGCCTGCAACAGGGCATGTTGGTCAGTATCGACTTGCCCGCGCTGGACGGTGGCGGCGACTACGACCTGCTGCAGCTGGAGCCGAGCGGCGACGGTCTGGTCGCCTTGATCTTGAGGATGCGCGCATGAGTGTCGGTAGTCACTTCAAGGCCTCGGCTGGCGGCGGGATGATCTCGATTCAGTCTTCGTCGTCGGATCTGCAAGCGTTCCAGGAGCTGGCCAAGGTGGTGCCCAAAGCGGCGGCCGCCGCGCACTGTCGAGCGATCAACAAGACGTTGGGTTGGTTGCGCACGCACATTGCCCGGGCGGTCAGTCGACAAGAACGCATCGCCGTCGCGGCGGTGCGTCAGCGATTACGCAGCTATCCGGTCACCGGTGGGGCCATGAGCGGCAAGCTGTGGTTTGGTTTGAACGCCATCGAGTCCAGCCGGATCGGCCGAGCGCGCCAGACTGGCAGCGGTGTATCAGTGGCCGGACGCCGTTACCAGGGCGCGTTCCTCAAGCAGGTCTACGGCAACAAGCCCGACATTTGGATTCGCACGGCGAGCAAACACTTCAGTTCGGACGACTACCCCGACAGCACCGTCAGGGCGCGGGGCGGCGCCAGTTCGGGCTGGATTGCGGAGAACGACAGTCGCTTTCCGCTGGCCAAGGCCAAGGTCTCCCTGGAGCAGGCGCGACCGCACTTCGACAGCTGGGTGCGCAAGGCCGATGAGCGCTTGTTGGAGATCTTGCAGCAGGAGCTCAACTTTGAACTGCAAAAGTACCTGAAGGGGAAATGACGTGTCGGAAGAGCCATTTGGTTTGGATCAACTCTACCGGGCTATCGAGCAGCACCTAGTTACGGAATTGCCGGGTGTTCGAGCAGTAACTGCCTGGCCGAAAATCGAAGATCGCGTGGCGCTGCCGGCGGTGTTTCTGGAGATGGCCGAGTTCGAACCCGGTACCGACATCGGCACGGGAGAAACTACGCTGGTGTGCAAGTTCGAAGCGCGCATCGTCGTCGACCCGATCCAGCGACATCACCATCAGCAAGCCGTGCAACTGGCTACTCAATTAGCGTTGATCCTTCGGGCGCAAACCTGGGGGCTGGAAGTCGAGCCGGCAGTGTTCATTCAAGCCGGACAGGACTGGACTCGGCCGGAACTGGATGGCTACACCGTCTGGCTGGTGGAATGGAGTCAGCAGATCTACCTCGGCCCGCAGCAGTGGCCGTGGCCCGATGAGCCGCCTGGCTCACTGTGGCTCGGTTTCAACAACGACACCAAAGAGCAGTTCTTTCCTGCGGATGACGTGCCATGAGTTACGCCCTGGCCGAGCATGACCGCATGATTGCCGCCATGTTGATGCCGTGTGTCGTGGTCGGCGTGGATTTGGCAGCGGCCGCCGTTCGGGTGCAGTCGGGTGACTGGGTCAGCGCCTGGGTGCGTTGGCACAGTCTGGCGGCGGGCAAGGCCCGGCACTGGCGGGCGCCGAGCCTGAACGAGCAGGGGGTGTTGTTCAACCCCAGTGGCCAGGCCGGCATGGGCACCTTTATCCCTGGGCTGTATGGCGATGCTGGCGCGCAACCGGATAACCGCGATCATGTTGAAGTCTGGCGTTTCGAGGATGGTGGTTCGCTGGTGTACGACTGGGAAGCCAAGAGCTACAGCATCACGCTGCCCACCGGAACTGTGAACGTTAAAGTCGGCGGTACCGAAGCCGTGGTCACCGACAGCGCGGTCAATGTGACCTCCGAGAATATCAACCTGAAAGGTGTCGTTGCCATCGACGGTCCGCTGCACGTCACGCAGAACATCACCAGTGACGGGGCAATCCTCGACGTCGGTGGTAACAGCAACCACCACACGCATTAATTTCAACCGTTGAAAGCCCGCCCAGTGCGGGCTTTTTCATGCCTGGAGAAAACACATGGCCAAGCCCACTGAGACGCCTGCCACTGATGAACACACGGTCATCGAACCGACGCCGGAGTTCTCGACCTTCCGTGACACGGTTTACACCTCGCGTGTCCTGATCGTTCCCGAAACCGGCCGTACGTTGACCGTGGCCCAAGGGCAGGTGCAGGTAAAAACCGCTGATGTCGAAGCCATTACCTTTCTGAAATCCCACCCGGACCTACAGTCGCTCAAGGAGTGATGTCGATGATCGGAATGGACCGCCACACCGGCCAACCCATTTCCGGCGTCGAACACCTGCGCCAGTCCATTGCGGACATTCTGGCCACGCCGCTGGGCAGTCGCCGCTATCGGCCTGAGTACGGCAGCACGCTCCGGCGCTTTGTCGATCTGCCGGTGAACGAAGGCTGGAAGAGCGCGGTGCAAGCCGAGGTCGCCCGAGCATTGGGACGCTGGGAGCCGCGTTTGCGCTTGGAGCGTGTGCGGGTGCTGTCCGTGCTGAATGGGGCCATCAACATTCAGGTGAGCGGTGAATACCTCGGTGAAGGTGTGTTGCTGGAGGTGAGTGCATGAGTGTCGTCAACCTGTCGGCATTGCCGGCGCCGGACGTGCTGGAGTCGCTGGATTTTGAAGACCTCTATCAGGAGGTCCTGGCCGACTTTCGTTTGCAGATGGGCGATAACTGGACGGCGGTGCTGGAGTCTGACCCGGTCGTCAAGCTGCTGGAGGTTGCGGCCTATCAGAAGCTGATGAGCCGGGCGCGGATCAATGACGCGGCAAAGGCCAGTCTGTTGGCCTATGCACGCGGCACGGATCTGGACAATCGCGCAGCTGATTATGGGGTCGAGCGGCTGACGATCACCGAGGCCGACCCTGATGCGGTGCCGCCCATCGCGGCGGTAATGGAAAAAGACGACGCGCTGCGTTACCGCACTCAGCTATCCCTTGAGGGCCTGTCGGTGGCCGGCAGTCGTGGCGCGTATGAGTTTCACGCGCTGATCGCCTCGGCCAACGTCGCGAGCGTGTCGGTCGACTCGCCGACCTTCAAGGCGGCGGAAATTAGCCAGGCTGTGCGCGATCAGTTGCCGGCCGGGGCCATCGTGGTGGTCTGTGACTATTCGGCCGGCCTAGTCAATCCGCTGCCGGGCGACGTGTCGCTGGCCGTGCTGCCGGCGCCCGATAGCACGGTGGAGCCGGTCGCCCTGGTGGCCACCGTGCAAGCGGCGCTATCGGCCGAGGACGTGCGCCCGATCACCGATCGGCCGCGCAGTCAGCTCGGCCAGCCGAGCAATTTTAGCGTCGATGCCAATTTGGAGGTTCTAGACGGCCCGTCGAAGGAGGTCGTTCTGGCGGCGGCCAATACGGCGCTGGTGGCAGCGATCAAGGCGGCCCGGCAGTTAGAGGGGGAAATGTCGCTGTCGGCGATCTATGCCGCTTTGCACGTCTCCGGCGTGCGCCGGGTGGTGCTGAAACAGCCCACGGCCGACGTGATCTGTGACAAGCGGCATTACCCCAGCTGCACCTCGATCAAGGTCACAGGGACGGTCGTTCAATGAGCCGGTTATTACCGCTGAACAGCACGCCCCTGGAGTGTGCGCTGGCCACGGCCTGTGACCTGGGCATTGACCCGGAAATCATCCGGGGCGTGGCCGACTCTGCCCGCTGTCCGGTGGACTTCTTGCCCTGGTTGGCCTGGGCCATGTCGGTCGAAGGCTGGGAGGCCGCCGACACCGAAGAACAGCAACGCGCGCTTATTCGCGAGTCGATCCCGGTTCACAAGCGCAAAGGCACCGTCGGTGCGGTGCGCCGGGTGCTGAAGGCGGTCGGGGTGCGTGCCGAGTTCAAGGAGTGGACGCAAATCCCCGGGGCGGTGCCGTACACCTTTGAGTTGATTGCCTGGGCCAACGACAACCGGGGCGGTGAGGGGTCGATTCTGTCCCCGCAACTGTTCCAGCGTCTGCGCGCCCTGGTCGACGCGACGAAGAACGAGCGCAGTCACTACGCGCTCAAGGTCGGCGCGCGGTTTGACGGTGGCTTTCGCCTGGGCAATGCCAGCCAAACGCGGCAATTGGAGCGCCGCACGCTGGACGCGCAAGGCGTGCCGATGGACACCGCCGAGCAAGCCCTGGGGCTGACCAACGCGGCCAGCGTTCGCTGTGTCCTTCATCAAAGCGCCGATCTGATGGGCGTTCCCGTTCAAGTAGAGCAGGGCTTTGCGGTCGCTAATGCGGCCCGCGCCCGTGTTGTCGTTCGCGCCACTATGGAGGCCGTTCTCATATGAGTACCCCGTTACAACCCCTGATCACCAAGGTCGGGCTGGCCGCCATCTGGCGCGCGGACAAGACCGGCCTGGCGGCCGAAATCACTCACATTGTGGTGGGCACTAGTGGCTATACCCCGACCAACACACAAACCGCCCTGCGCACTCAGGTAGCGAAATACGCCATTTCTGATGGCCAGCAACTGAGCGAAACCCTGCTGCACGTCACGGCGGTGGCCGACGACGGTAAAGCCTATTGGGTGCGTGAGGTCGGCTTTCTGCTGTCCGACGGCACCTTGCTAGCGGTCTGGTCACACCCCACCGAGGCCCTGACTTACAAGTCGGCTACGGCCGAGTTGCTGCTGGCTTATGACCTGTCGCTGACCGCGTTGCCGGCCAATAGCGTGACCATCACTTCAACCGGTGCGGGGTTGAACTTGACGCTTTCGGCCGAGCTGGCCGCGCTGGCGTCGGCGAGCATCGCCGAAATGCTGCGCGGGGTGAAGCAGCAGGACGCGTTCGACAGTCAGGACAAGCTTAACCAGCAACAAGGCCAGCAAATCCTCAACCTGATGGATCGCATGCGGACTGTCGAGCAACGTCAAGATTTGGATCACGACGGCCTGTTGACTGCCATCGCGGCCAACGCCACTGGGTTAATCACGCTGCAAAACCTTTTCTCTAAAACCACCCTTGGAGTTTGAGCCGTATGAGTCTCGAATCGCAGATTGCCGACTTGGTGTCGGCCACCAATACCTTGATCACCACCTTCAACACCAAAAAAACCAGCATTGATGCCGCTGTCGCGGCGGCGATTGCTGCGATTCCGGTCGGTCTGAAAAACTACTACATCAACCCGTTGACGGGTGATGATACGGCGGTAGGCAGTGCTGCGGCGCCGTTAAAAACGCTTGATAAAGCGCTGAGCACTACGCCTGTAGGTGGTGTTTGCGTGGCCTACCTGCAAACTGATTATGTGATGAATAACAGTCTGAACGTCGACGGCCGGTTCCTTCACATCCGTTCCGACGTGTCGGGCGTGAAGCGAAAAATCACCCACAACTACTATGCGACCTCCGACGGTAGCGCGACTTATCTGGCGGGCTTTGTCCAGTACAACGGCGCGCAAATTATGGTCAGCGACCTGACGTTTGTTTTGCCTTCGCCGGCCGGATTAAACCCGGTTCCGAGCGGCTTTGTTAACGCGTTGTTCAAAACAAACTCCAGCGCGGGCACGGTTATGTGTGCGGTCAAGATGACCGGTTGCGAGGTTATCGCCCCGGCGGATTATCTCGGCTTTATCGTGGGCTCTCCCAACTGCGCAATTGCCTTTGAAGTGCTTAACGTGCAGTTCCCGGCTGGGTTTGGCGGCCGGTATATCACCAACGTTGCGGCGGGAACTAGCTCGGCAACGCTATCCAACCTTTTGACCAACCTGTCGACCCTGTGAGGCCAACATGCAAACCACCAATCTTTCCGTAACTTATGGCGACAAGGCTTTTGTTGGTTGGAACTTCGTCGACCTGCCTTTGGGGGCCGCGCTTCTGGCAGCGGCTCAGCAGATCGACGTCGCGGCTGATCTGGCGCGCCGCGTAGTCCTGGGTGACTCGCTGCGAGCGGTTGAGTATCAGTTGACCGCTCAGGAGGCCGAGGCTTTCGCTGCGGCGGGATACACCGGAGACATGCCGCCCTCGGTGCAGGCCTGGGCCGATGCGGCCGAGCTCGAGCCGAAGGCGGCCACTGACAGCATCATTGCCGAGGCCGATGCCTGGAAAACGGCGCTGTATGCGATCCGTGCGGCTCGCCTGAAGGGCAAACAACGGGCGCTCAAGGCCACCAGTCACGACGCCGCCGAGGCGCTGGCTGACACCGCAATCGCTGCCATTCGCGACAGCATTGCCGGGGTTGGCAACGCTGGCTAAACCCTGATTCAAACGCCTTGAGCGCCCCGACTGTCGGGGCGTTTTTGTTTGTGCAAATGACCGCGCCGGGCGCGGTCTTTTGCTTTCTGGAGAATGCTTCATGAGTGGATTTTTTCACGGCGTTACGACGACGTTGGTCGACACCGGTGCGCGGACCATTGCCTTGCCGTCGTCGTCGATCATTGGTCTGTGCGATACCTTTACCCCGGGAATCCTCGGCGGCGGCACTGCCAAAGCGGGTGACCTGGTATTGCTCACCTCCGAGCGCGAAGCCATTGCCGCGTTCGGTGCTGACTCGGCCATTACCCGGGCGGCCCAAGCGATCTATGTCCGCGCCAAGGCGGTGATCGTCGCGGTCGGCGTGCCCAAACTCGAAGATGCAGCGCTGCAAACCTCGGCCATCATTGGCGGTGTCTTGGCCTCGGGTCAGCGCACCGGCCTGCAGGCCTTGCTCGACGGCAAGAGTAAGCACAACGCTCAACCCAAACTCTTGATCGCCCCTAAACATTCGGCGACGCAAGCGGTGGCCACGGCCATGGATGCACTGGCCGGCAAGCTACGCGCCATGGCCATCGTCGACGGTCCGAACACCACCGACGAGGCGGTCATGGCTTACGCCGAAAACTTCGGCAGCAAGCGGGTGTACCTGGTCGATCCGGGTGTCCAGTACTGGGACACGGTGCTCAGTGCCACGGTCGATGCGCCGGGCTCGGCTTGGGTCGCGGGACTCTTTGCCTGGACCGATGCGAACTACGGTTACTGGGCCTCGCCGTCGAACAAGGAGTTTGTCGGCATCACCGGCACCACGCGCCCGATCGAGTACCTGGACGGCGATGAGACCTGCCGGGCCAACCTGCTCAACGGCGCGAACATCGCCACGATTATCCGTGATGGCGGGTATCGCCTGTGGGGCAACCGCACCTGCTCCAGCGATGCGAAATGGGCGTTCGTTACCCGCGTGCGCACCTGCGACATTCTCATGGATGCGATCCAGGCAGGGCACAAGTGGGCGGTCGACCGCTCGATCACCAAGACCTACGTCAAAGAAGTGACCGAAGGCCTGGATGCGTTCATGCGCGATCAGAAGAACGCCGGGGCGATCATTAATTTTGAAGTGTTTCCGGACACCGAACTCAACACTGCCAGCCAGATTGAGCAGGGCAAGGTGTATTGGCGCATTCGCTTCACTGACGTGCCGCCGGCAGAAAACCCGAACTTCCTGATCGAAGTCACCAACCAGTGGCTGACCGAAGTCCTCGACGCTTAAGGAGCACGCCAGATGATTCCTCAAACTTTGTACAACACCAACCTGTTCGTCGACGGGGTCAACTTTGCCGGCGACGTACCGAGCCTGACCCTGCCCAAGCTCACGATCAAAACCGACGAGTACCGGGGAGGTGGCATGGCCGGTGCCATCGAGATGGACCAGGGCCTGGAAAAAATGGAGGCGTCCTTTGTCACCAAGGGCGTGCGTCGCGAATCGCTCAAGCACTTCGGGCTGGCAGATGGATCGGCGTTCAACGCGTCGTTCCGTGGCGCCTTTCGCGGGCACAAGGGCACCGTCACGGCTGTGGTGGCGACCTTGCGCGGTCTGCTCAAAGAAGTCGATTTGGGCGACTGGAAAGCCGGTGATCCAGCGGAAATCAAACACGCCATCGCGCCGGTCTACTACAAACTCGAAATCGACGGTCGGGTGATGTACGAAATCGACATGATCGCCGGGGTCCAGGTGATCGATGGCAAAGACCAGCTCGCCGAAGTGCGCTCCGCGCTTGGCCTCTAGGGGATTAGATCCGCATGACCATGCAAACTGTGAAAAAACTGCCGGACTGGCTGTCGATCAACACCGACAGCGCCGTCGTGACCCTGTCGCGTCCGAGTGAGGTCAACGGCGTGAAGGTGGATTCCTTGGTGCTGCGAGCGCCGCTGGTGCGTGAGGTCCGCGCCGCAGATCGGGCGGCGGGTGACGATGACGAGCAGCGCGAACTGTTGCTGTTCGCCAGCCTGGCCGAGGCGGGCATCAAGGATCTGGAAGGCCTGAAGGTGGTGGACTACCGCCGTCTGCAGACAGCCTATTCGCACCTGGTGCCGCACACGGATTATTCGAAATCACTCCCGGCGTGGTTGTCGATCACTGCTGAAAATGCGCTGGTCAGTCTCTCGCGTCCCAGCGAAATCAACGGCGTGCAGGTCGACAAACTGACCCTGCGCTCGCCGACAGTGCGCGAAGTACGGGCCGCGGATCGTGCAGCGAGTGGCGACGACGAGCAGCGCGAACTGGTGTTGTTCGCGGACCTGGCCGGCGCCGCCATCGCCGATCTGGAGGGCCTGAAGGTGGTGGACTACAACCGCTTGCAGGCCGGCTATTTTCGCCTGGAGCAAGACGACGGGGTTTGATCCGGGGGTAATGAAGATGGTGGCGAAACGTCTCGCGGCGGACACCGGGTTTTCCGCTGCAGAGATTCAATCGATGCCGTTTTCCGAGATGGTGTGGTGGCTCACGGATTGAGCTACTTCCGGTAATGCTCTGCACAGGGGAGCCATGACATGGCGAACAAACTCTCCCTCGGTTTGGTGATCGGTGGTGCCGTCAGTCCAACGGTCGGCGCCGCGTTCAATGAGGTGACAGGGCGCATCAAGCGCCTGGAAGCGGAAGGTAACAAGGCGCGCGTGCTGCAGCGCACGATTGGCGACACCATTCGCCTGCGCGATGAATGGAAAAAGGCCCACGACAGCGGCGCCGCTGGCGCGTCGAAGTTGCTGGGTCGCTTGAACTCCAACCTCGACAGCCTGAAAAAACAGGGCGTCGAAGTCGGTCGGCTGGACAAGGCGTACCGATCCCTCGGCCAGGCTGCGAACAAGGCCGAGTTCAAGGCCAAGGGTTACCAGCAGATTGATGCCGGCAAGGCAGGGATGAAGAGCACGGTCGGTCAGGCCGTGGCTGGTGTGGCGACGGTGGGTATTGCGACCAAGGTCAGTGCCGACTTCGGGGCCATCGTCCGCGACATTGCGATCAAGGCCGGCATTGCCAATGATCCGAAAGAAAAACAGATGGCGCAGACGATCATCGAGACGTCGCGTGACACCGGCATGGCGCGCAATGACGTTGCTGACGTGGTCAACCAGTTGGTGGGTGCCGGCATGGACCTGGCTAAGGCGCTGGAGTATGCGCCGGTCGCGGCCAAGTTTGCCGTGGGCCAGGGTTCGAGTGGTGCCGACACGGCGAAGATGATCAATGCCCTCGGGCAGAACGCCATGATTACCGACGCCAAACAGATGCAGCAGGCGCTGGAGGCCATCGCCTTTCAGGGCCAGGCCGGCAGTTTTGAAGCGGTCGACATGGCGCGTTGGTTCCCCGAGCTGCTGTCGAACATGGGCAATTTGAACATCACCGGCATGGACGCGGTGACGCAGCTGGGCGCCATGCTCCAGGTGCAGATGAAGACGGCCGGCGGCGCCGATGAGGCGGCGAACAACCTGAAAAACTGGATGGGCAAGATCGGCTCAACCGACACGGTGGAGGCCTACAAGAAGGCCGGTATCGATTACAAAGGCTCGATGCAGACCGGTTTGCAGAACGGACTATCGACCCTGGAATCGAGCATGGCCTTGGCGCAGAAATACATCCAGGCCACCGACCCGAAACGCGCTGCGCAGATGGCCGAAGCCACGGCGAAGATCAGCCAGGAGGCGGATCCAGAAAAGGCTAAGGCGATGATGGCGTCGCTCGAAGAGGCCCTGCGTACCGGCGACCTGTTCGCCGACATGCAGGTCAAGGCGGCGCTCTCGGCGTACCTGCAGAACAAGGCGTTGTACAGCCAACTGAAAAACGATTCGCGCGAAGCGTCGGGCATCCTCGATAAAAACCTCGCCGAGCGGCGTGAAGCCTCCTCACAGAAGTGGGCGGAGATGGCGCAGTCGATGGATGACGCCCTGCGCAGTGTCGGCGATGCCCTTCGGCCGGTGACCGATACCGTGGCCGAGGGGTTGACCAAAGTCACCAAAGGCATCACCGCGCTGTCGGACAGCTCGCCCGGAGTCGTCACCGGCATCGCGGCGGTCGGCGGTGGCTTCCTGGCACTGAAGACACTGTTCAGTTCGTACAAGATCGGCAAGGGGTTGTTCAACCTGGCGCGCGGGACACTGGGCAACGGCAAGTCCGACGAGGTGCAGAAAGTCTTCATCACCAATTCTTTGGGAGGTGATCGTGTCGTTCCGGGGGCAGAGCTCAAGGGCAAGGCGGGTAAGGCCTTATCTTTGGTCGAGACTGGGCTGAAGGCGTTGGCAGCGGTCAAGGGCGCGTCTGAAGGAGGCGAGGCGGCTGACGGGCAGGAGGGCAAGAAAGCCGGTGGTTTTGACTTGGTGTCGACCGGTCTCAAGGTGGTGTCGCTGGCCAAAGAAGCCGCTGGTGATGGCGATGTTCAAGCCGGTCTAGAAGACGGAGTCGTCAGGAAGGTGTTTGTGGTCAACGCTGCCGCCATGGGCGGCGGAGGTGGACCTGTCGAGCGTCGGCGCCGTGGTCGTGGGACCGCCCGTAATTCCTCTCGGCGGCGTCGTTCTGCCGTGCCGCCACGCCCGGGAGACCCGTCACGTCCGCCGGTTCCCGCGCCAAGGCCGGCTGTTCCAGCGCCGCGTCCAGCCGCATCCGTATCTGCAACCGGCGGCGTGTTGGCCAAGCTGGGGGTGGTGGCGGAAACGGTGGGGAAGGTCGGCAAGCTGGGCAAAGTCATCCCGGGCGGCGCGCTCATAGACGCCGGCGGCATGGTCTTCGAAACCTACCAGAACGCCAAGACCCAGGATGAAAAGGCCGAAGGTTACGGCGAGGCGGCGGGTTCGCTGGCGGGCACCATGGCCGGTGCCGCCGCCGGGGCGGCCATCGGTTCGGTGGTCCCTATCATCGGTACCGCCATTGGCGGAATGGTTGGCGCGTATCTGGGCAGCCTGGGCGGCACTGCCTTGGGCGGTGTCGCGGGCAAGTCATGGTTCGGCAGCGCAGAGCAAAAGCCAGCAACTGCGGTAACGCCTTTGCTGATGGCGCCTCGGCCGGGGCCGGTGGTGCCAAGTCTGGCCAGTATGGGACGTTCCTTCAGCGGGGCGAACGCACCTGGTGCATTACTGATGGCAGGTCCCACCGCACCACCCAGCCCAGCCTTGGGTGATGTCGCGCGCGCGTTGGCGGCGCCGACTCCGACCAAGCCCGCGCCGGTGGTCATTCAGCCGAAAGAGCCTGGGAAACCAGCACCGACCAAGGTGGATCAGCAGTTTAAGTACTCCTTGAACATGCCGGTCACCGTGCAAGGCGATGTCAAAGATCCGCAACGACTGGCGCAGGACTTGATGCCGCACATGCAGCGGATGATGGCCGATGCCGCGAAACAGAGTGCGTCCAACCAACTGTTCGATGAACCCCACTTGTAAGGAGCACCCATGGCCTACATGGAACAGCTACAGGCCGGCCTGAAGTACCTGGTTGAAGCGGGGGAGACTGGGCGTCGCAGTGCGGATGGCATGCTCGGCCCGGTCAACGGGGCGATCCGCGAAATCACCGGCGCGGCGTCCGAGCTGGAAAACATCCCGTTCGTGGGGCCAGCGATGGGTGCCAAGCTGCAGCGGGTGATGCGTGGTATCGATGCGGCACAGGCCAAGGTCGGCCAGGTGGTGGCTATCTACGGCCGGGCCACCCGTGCCGCCGCCGAGGTGCAGGAACGCATGGGGACGCTAAAGGAACAGGCGGGCAAGGCATCGACGGCGATCAATTCGATCGCCGGCAAGGTCAGTCCGTCCCTGGCCAACATCGTGCCGACCAGCGCGTTTGCCATCGATGGCACTCCGGCACCGGAGGCCGTGAAGCCGTTCCCGCACCTGCTGATCCTGCAGCCGCAGGATCCGAAGGCCCAACCGTACTACTTCAACCTGGACACGGCGGCCTTCGACGAGCTCACGCGCTCGACCGAGTTTCGCTGGGCCTCGCAAGAACGCCTGTCGCGTCGGCCGGCGCAGCAAGCGGTCGGCATCGGCGAAGAAAAAATAAGCCTGAAAGGCACGATCTATCCCGGCTTCAAGGGCGGACTCAAGCAGCTCGACGCCTTGCGCAGCATGGGCGCGCAACTGAAGCCGTTAACCCTGACCACGGGCTATGGCGATGTCATGGGCACCTGGTGCCTGAAGACCATCACGGAAGAGCAGGGCGCGCTGATGCACGGCGGGATTCCGCGTAAACAAGGGTTCACTCTGGAGTTTGTGCGCTATGGCGACGACATGCAGAACGTCTGACGGGGATCTGCTGGACACCATCTGCCATAACTACTATGGCCACTTGAGCGGCACCGTTGAGGCGGTGCTGAACGCCAATCAAGGGTTGGCCGATGAGGAGCAGCCCTATCGGGCGGGTGTGGTGATCGCGCTACCCGATCTGGCGACGCCCGCACAGGAACAGGTCACGCTGTGGGATTAATGGTCTACACTCGAGCCGCTTGATTACTCAAGCTCCTTACTTTCTTACCCGCCTTGTGCGGGTTTTTTTTTGAGCAAAATCCATGACGCCTATTTTTCGCATCGTTGCCAATGGCGCCGATATCACGGCGTTGATCAATGATCGGCTGATTCAGCTGCGCACCCTGGACAAGCCCGGAATGGAATCCGACGAGTTCGAATTGCGGATCGATGACCGCGATGGTCAGGTAACCCTGCCGTCGCGCGGCAGTGCCATCGAGGTCTATCTCGGTTACGCCGAAACATCGTTGGCCCGCATGGGGCGCTACATGGTGGACGAGATCGAAGTCTCCGGACCACCAGATACGCTGGTGATCAAGGGCAAGGCCAGTGACATGCGCGGCACCGGCAAGACCATCCGCAGCGGCAGTTGGGAGAACGTGCCGCTGTCGACCATCGTGACCAACATCGCGGCACGCAACAGCTGGCAACCGATGTGCCCGGTGGACACCAAGGTGGTCCGGGCCGACCAGCTCAGCGAGTCCGATTTTAACTTCCTCACTCGCCTGGCTAAGCAGTACGACTGCACGGCCAAGGTGGCCGACGGCAAGCTGTTGGTGATGCCACGCCAAGGCGGGCAGAGCGCAAGCGGCAAGGCCTTCGGCGCAATCACCCTGACGCGCCGCGACGTCAGTCGTTGGCAGTTTCGTTTGGGGGATCGCAGTGCGCACAAGGCCGTGGCGACCAAACATCAGGACAAAAAGAACGGGAAGCTGGTCGTGGTCTCCCTGGACAACGACGACGTGCCCGATGGCCTGCCGGCGGTGCACACCGACCGCCATATCTATCCCAATAAAACTGCCGCCGAGGCAGCGGCCAAGGCCCGCTTGGCCGCGTTCAATCGCTCCGGTGCCGGGGTGCGCCTGGAAATGCCCGGGCGCACCGACATCTTTGCCGAGCGCTCGATCAATGCCCAAGGCTTCAAGGATGGGCTCGATGGTGAGTACCTGACCGATTCGGTCGAACAGGTTTACACCCAGTCTGGCTGGTCGACCACCGTCGAGTGCAACGGCGGCAAGCAGGGCAAAGCGAAGGCCAAGGGCAAGAAGAAAAAACAACCGAAGGACCTGAAGGTGGTTCAGCTGAATCAATAAGCCGCGCCCGCCGACAGTGTCGCTGTCAGACAAAACAGGAGTTATGCGAATGCCATTAACTGAACAACAGCTACAACGCATCATGCCGAACGCCCGCCGCCAAGCGGGCGTTTTTGTTTCCGCCTTAAACGCAGCCATGACCAACCGGCAAATCAACACGCCAAAACGCCAGGCGGCGTTTCTCGCCCAGGTCGGTCACGAATCCGGCCAACTGCAGTACGTTCGAGAACTGGGCGGCGACCAGTACCTGAGAAAATACGACACCGGCAATCTGGCGGTGAAATTGGGGAACACTCCAGAAGCGGATGGTGATGGCCAGCGCTATCGCGGTCGCGGCTTGATCCAGATCACCGGACACAGCAACTACCTGCGCTGCAGCTTGGCGCTGTTCAATGACGAGCGTTTGTTGCGCACGCCGGAACTGCTCGAGCAGCCGCAATGGGCGGCCGAGTCGGCGGCATGGTTCTGGTGGGTACGCGAGCTGAGCGCGTTAGCGGATCGAGACGAGTTCGAGGCAATCACCCGCAAGATCAATGGCGGGCTGAATGGTCTCGCGGATCGGCTGCAGTTGTGGGAGCGGGCGAGGGCAGTGTTATGCGTCTCGTCGACCTGATGCCGGCGTCGTATCGAATGATCGCTGCCGGTGGGTTGTTGGTCGCCTTCGCAGGTGGTTCTGCCGCGTTGGCTTGGCAGGTCCAGGACTGGCGATACGGACAACAGATCGCTGAACAGGCTCGCCTGCACACCGACACCCTTAATCAATTGGCCTTGGCTTCGGCCGCGCAACAGCGCGCGGAACAAGGCAAACGTTTTGCCCTGGAGCAGCGCTTGTCAGCCAGCGAACAAACCCATTACCGAGCCCTGAGCGATGCCCAACGTGATCAAGGTCGCCTGCGCGACCGCCTTGCCACTGCTGATGTGCGCCTGTCAGTCCTACTCGACGCCACCGATTCAGCCAGCGGCTGCGCAATGTCAGCCACCCCCTCCGCCGGCAGCGTGGTTCATGGTCCCACAAGAGCCCAACTTGACCCGGCGCATGCTCAACGAATTATCGGCATCACCGATGCCGGCGACCAAGGACTGATCGCCTTGGCGGCCTGCCAGGCCTACGCCAAAGAAGTCTCAACACCGAAGTGAAAAAGAGCGGCCGGGGTGGATGCGTCAACATCCAGCCCAACCGCCGTCCCTGCAGAACGTCCCTGCAAGTCCAGCCAAGGCTCTTACTCCGTGCACGAAGCGCGGCGAGCCTAGCACCTGTTTATATATACAGTAAAGGTCTTGCTCTCTATGTCCACACCCATCATCCCTTGGATGGGCGGTAAACGCCGCCTGGCCGACCGTCTTATCCCGCTTTTTCCGCCGCACGAATGCTACGTCGAAGTCTTTGCCGGCGGTGCCGCGCTGTATTTCTTGCGACCCCAGGCCGCGCCCGTTGAAGTCCTCAACGACATCAACGGCGATCTTGTCACGCTGTACCGCGTCGTGCAGAACCACCTCGAAGAGTTCGTGCGCCAGTTCAAATGGGCGCTCAGCTCACGCCAAGTGTTCGAGTGGCAGAAGATGACGCGCCCCGAAACCCTTACCGACATTCAGCGCGCTGCACGTTTCTTCTACCTGCAGCACCATGCCTTCGCCGGCAAAGTCACCGGGCAGACGTTTGGCACCGCGACCACCGGCCCGGCCATCAACCTGCTGCGGATCGAGGAAAATCTCTCGACCGCCTGGCAGCGCCTGTCCGGGACTTACGTCGAAAACCTCCCTTGGCTTGACTGCGCGGAACGCTACGACCGTGCCCACACCTTCCATTATATGGACCCGCCGTATTGGCAGACTGCCGGGTACGGGGTGGATTTTCCGTTCGAAAATTATGAGCGGATGGCCGACTTCATGCGGCGTTGTAAAGGCAAGGTGATGGTCAGTATTAATGACCACCCAGACATCCGTCGCGTGTTCGAAGGCTTTCATTTCGAGACGCTGGATATTCGCTACAGCAACATGAATCAGCGCGAGGCGCGCGCCGAGGTGAGCGGCGAGCTAGTAATAATGAATTGGGAGCCGGCGGCGTTGGGAGGACTCTTTTAAGAACTGAGAACCGGGCGTTTGGACCTTTTGGGGTAACAAAGGGTCCATTGTTTTCATCCGTTACCTGAACGCTGCGTAGAGACAACTTAAATGGGCGGCAATCATTTTGATGACAGTCGCCTTGGGTTTCCGCCGAGCTTTAAGTGATGGGCGCGGATGACGACGTGAAGGTAAAACTTCGCGATCACCCATTTCCTTTGTAATCGCCGCCTTGAATTTCCCTCTTAGGTTCAATCAATCCGCGTCCCTGATTGCGAACATTGTCCAGGGCCGGGTCGATCTTGAACCATTCGAACTGCTCAGCGGGCTCGCACTGCAGCATCACCTGCTCGGCGCGCTCCTCGGGCGTTGCCGGGTCCAGCCATTCGCGGGCCAACTCTGGTGACAACGCCACCGGCCGCCGATCATGAATATCGACCATGCCGTCGGCGCTTTCGGCGGTGATGATCACAAAACCATTGTGTCCACCGGGGGCTTGCTCGGGGTTGGGATATTGGCCAATCGCGCCGCAAAAAATCGGGGTCTGATCACGATGGCGAATCAGATAGGGCTGTTTTTTTGGCCCGCCTTCGTCTACCCACTCGAACCAGCTGTCGATAGGGATTAACGCTCGGTGCGGCCAGAGCGCCCGAAAAAAGGATAGACACGATGTGACCAACACTTACCGAAATCCGTTTTGGGGCTGGTATTGTTTAAAATAATTTCCTGCTAGTTCTTGCGCGTCCGCTAGCTGTGTTTTGGATAGCTGTTTAGCTGCACGATCTCGAAACTCACTGACACTAAAGTCCCCATTGGCAGCAGCGACAGAGAACCAGACATACGCCTGTTTATAATCCTGCGGAACGCCTTTACCGTTGGCGTAGCTAAACCCGAGAAAGGACTGGGCATCGACTGTGCCCTGCTCAGCGGCCTTGCGGTACCAGAAAACCGCCTGTTTATAATCCTGCGGAACGCCTTCACCTTCAGCATAGATATTCCCAAGGCTGGACTGAGCAGAAGCGTCGCCCTGTTCGGCGGCCTTGCGGTACCAGAAACCTGCCTGTTTCGCATCCTTTGCAATACCACCTTCACCCAAGCCGTAGAGCCCCCCGAGGAGGGACTGAGCAGAAGCGTCGCCCTGTTCGGCGGCTTTGCGGAACCAGACCACCGCCTGTTTCCAGTCCTTTGCTACGCCCCCACCCGTAAAGTATTGCATTCCAAGATTTACCTGCGCCTTGGCATAGCCCTGTTCGGCGGCCTTGCGGAACCAGACCACCGCCTGTTTCGCATCCTTTGGTAAACCTGCACCGTAGGCGTAGCAAGCCCCAAGTTTTGACTGGCCCTTTGCATTGCCCTGTTCGGCGGCCTTGCGGTACCAGACAGCCGCTTGCTGAGCGTCCATCGTAACGCTCTCGCCCTTGGAGTAGCTATCCGCGAGGTTGAGTTGGGCTTCGACATCACCCTGTTCAGCCATTCTCCGAATCTCTGTCAGATCCTGCGAAGCACAGGCATAGCTGGCTGACTGTAACAAGCACAATGCCAGGAAGAACGAGCGCGCATAGCGCTTGTAAGGGGGTACTGCGGTTGACTGGTTCACGTCCCTGCTCACTCTGACTTCAAAAAGCGCCGAGCTTAATCGATAGGCGCGGATGGCGCCGGAGTGATTGCGGGCTGCGCTGGTGCTTGTCCGGGCCCAAGAACCCGGAATTGAACATAAATCCCGTTATAGGTAACGCGGCGGACCTACCTCTGGCGCACCAATTGGCACTGGGTCAGCTCGCCCGGAGGACCGTTACGGGTCAGGGTCAGGCCTTCCAGCTTTCCGGCCGGCTCACCGTTGTAATGAAACACGTCGCCTTCGAGCGTTCCCACCTCCCAAGCCCCCTCGAAATATCGGCCTTGGCGCAGCTCGCCTACCTTGATCCTTTCGGGATCAAGTAAGTCGTAGCAGGCTTTTGGGTCGTATTGCTCGCTCATTGCTGGCGTCCTTGTATTGGTGTTATGGCCCCCGCCAGAATTGACCCTTTAGGCGGGGTTCCTTTCAGGCGGAAAAATTATTTCGATTGGATGCAAATTTTATCCGGTACCGGTTGCGGCCCGCTGTAGGCGTCTTGGCGTTCTCGCTCACGTTTAGCGCGCTCACGGCATCACACCCGCCCATCGGCTGCAACCATCCCGCGCCAATTGGATCGACAGATCGCGCTTTTTCAGCGAGGATTATTCAGCATCGACTGGAGCAATGCCTTCATCAAATCTGCATACTCGTTCCGCGCATCCTGCATATAAGGCTGCATAGCGCTGAGGTCGCTATTATAGGCCACCACACAAGTATTATTGGTTGAATTTGCCCAATATTTAACCTGGTCAGGGTGGCTTCGCATTTGAGTATTTAAATTGTTTAACATTGGCTGATACCGCTGATAATATTTGTCGGCATCTGAGTAAACAATGGACGCCAAGGCGTAATCACGCATCATGTCGTGATTTTGTTCTTCATTAGAAGGTAATCCATTGTCTTTTAAGAATTGCTGAAACGCACTGATGAGCGCCGAGCAGTTCGCATATTTTTCAGCCTTGTCCGCGACGTAAGGTCGGTGCGGCGCTACGGGCATGTGCTCGGGATATGGTTCTTTCGGGATGGGGATTGAGGTGGGCTGACGTTTCGAGCTTGTTTTATCTGCAGCAATGGTCATCAAAAAACTGCTGCTGTCGGAACGCAACATGCTCAGGAAATTGTCAATGCCTTCGAGGGCAGGTTGCAACTGGTTAGTGTTGCACATCCCTTCCAGCACGTTCCGGTCATTTCTCAAGTCCTGTTGTGCTGCCTGTCGCAAGGCCGTAATGCGAGTAGGAGTTGATTGCGGCTCGATATATTCTGGCTTTATATCTTGTAGTGTCGAGGCAACCAGCGTCGGATACAGGAAGACTATAGCTGCGCCGCAGGTTTCATTGTTCGGTTTAAATGCGGACTCTAGCATGCTTTCATTTGCGTAAGTTCGAAAGTTCTGAATATTTTTCAGTGCTAGGGTGTTTGATTTATAGTCTGGGATATATGGATTGCCATTCTCTTTTACGATTTGAACATAAATGTCGCTGAGTTTTGACAACGCTGCATAATTATCAACTGGCGAGCCCGGTTGGACAGAGCCGAGTTTCTGGAAGTTTACAAGATGACCTAACTGGTCGAACAAAGCGTTGTAGTGTTTGAGTTCGCTGCCGTCGCTCACTTGTGCACCGAAGCTGCCATAGTTCTCCTCAGAAGCGACCTGTCCAGCGTTGGAGGCAAGGGGGAGCAACGTAAAAAGCCATAGACTAATGGCGGAGACTCTTCTCATTGGCAACATTGCCTATCCTTAGTAATCATAGAGCTCCCATGTGGTTGCTCATTCTCATGATTGGAACATTCAGTTGGATTTTGGGTGAGGCCCAAACCAAGCATGATAGTAAAGTGCCGCCACTAAAGCATCTGGATATGTTCAAAAAGCCTTGAAGCCCTTTTATTTACGGCGCCGTAGGGCTTTTTTCTTAGGTACTCAAACACAATCGGCGTGTGAGGGATATAGGGTAAGCTTCCGTTTTTCTGGCTTGGAGGCCGAGCGCATGTGGTGGCAGTCTGTATTTGATTATGCGAAACAGGCTTGGGAGGCAATGGTCGTTGCTGGTGTCATTGGCTACGTCGTCGCAGCGTTGAAGCCGATCTCGACCATAATAAAAGCCATCATGGACCACCGAAAAGGGAAAGGCCGGGTGAAGGCTGAAGGAATGCTGCTACCTGACTTTCAGAACCGTCAAGAAGATGCTCGCCGCGTTTCCCGGGGCGGCTATATGGGGAATCTGCTAATCGAATGTCTCGAGGTCAAAGTCCGGAATATTGGCACACTACCTGCCTTTGTTGAGAATGTATGGTTGACTGACTCTGATGGTTCTGTTTATTGGGCCTATAAAATTTCAACGTGGAGCAATATTCTGGTTCGTATCGGTGAAGAAGCACCTACGGAAATTCCGCCAGGATCTAATCATGTGTTTCTCGTCCGCGTTCCTTTCGAAAAGGACATCAGCGAGCTGCTCGAGTGGAGCGTTTCATTTAACAATGGCATTCTGTGGAAAGTCAGACTCAAAACTTTTCGGCAGCGATTGCCATCTTGGGTACCATTCAGCAGCCGCAGTGATCACTCAAGGTTAGGGCAAAATTAGGGCAAATTGGAGACCGCTATAGGCCGCGCAAGGCGTATATGCGACGCGGATTCTCCCGGTTAATGCGGCCTACAGCGGTATGCGGAGCTAGTCGCTCGGGTTCGAATCCCTATCTATGCCCTTTACCAGAAATGCAGCGACCGCATCCAACCCAGGCTGTGTGAAAACACCTGCAATTGTCTAATCTTCTGATCGTCGAGATCGTAGCGGGGACGATCATGAAGCGATTCATTGAAGGCGAGGCCCGGACGCAAGTGACGCTGCTGCCGGAGTGCCTGGACGATTACGTAACCCAAGAAAATCCAGTCCGTGTGGTCGACGTTTTCGTCGATGAACTCGATCTGGGCGCACTTGGGTTTGAGGGCGTCGATCCTGCTGCAACGGGTCGTCCGGCCTATCATCCAGCGATCTTGTTGAAGATCTATATCTACGGCTATCTCAATCGGATTCAGTCCAGCCGCCGGCTGGAGCGTGAGGCCGAGCGCAACGTCGAGTTGATGTGGCTGACGGGGCGTTTGGCTCCGGACTTCAAAACCATTGCCGACTTTCGCAAAGACAACGGCAAAGCCATTCGCAGCGTCTGCCGACAATTCGTAGTGCTTTGCCGCAATCTCAATCTCTTCTCCCAATCGATCATCGCCATCGACGGCAGCAAATTCAAAGCCGTGAACAACCGCGACCGTAACTTCACCCAGGGCAAAGTGAAGGCACGCATGCAGCAGATCGAGCAGAGCATTGATCGATATCTGGCGGCGATGGATTCGGCGGATCGGGCAATGCCCGAAGTGGCCGAGGCCAAAACCGAGCGGCTTAAAGAAAAGATAGAAACACTGAAAAAGCAGATGCAGAAACTCAAGGACATCGAGTTGCAGCTCCACGAAAGTCCAGACCAGCAGATCTCCCTCACAGACCCAGATGCACGCTCAATGGCCACAAGCGGCCGAGGCACCGGAACGGTTGGCTACAACGTACAAACAGCTGTCGACGACAAACACCATCTGATCATCGCCCATGAGGTGACCAACGTTGGTAATGACCGGGCGCAACTCAACAATATGGCGAACCAAGCGCGTGAAGAGATCGGCGCTGAGTCGCTGACGGTGGTGGCCGACCGAGGCTATTACAAAGGCTTGGAAATCCTTGCCTGCGAGCAGGCGGGCATCACCACCTTCGTACCGAAACCCCTGACTTCCGGCAGCAAAGCCGAAGGCCGATTTGGTAAGCAGGACTTCATCTACGTTACTGCATCGGACGAGTATCGATGCCCCGCGGGACAGTTACTGACCCGGCGGCATTCTTCGATGGAAGACGGCATGCTACTGCACTGTTATTGGTTCTCGGGTTGCCAGTCCTGCGCAATGCAGAAGCAGTGTACGACGGGTAAGGAGCGCCGGATAAAGCGCTGGGAACATGAAGCCGTAGTCGATGCGATGCAGGTACGGCTGGAAAATGATCCAACGATGATGAGGCGTCGCCGACAGACCGTTGAACATCCTTTTGGAACGCTCAAATACTGGATGGGAAGTACCCACTTCCTGACCAAAACCCTTCCGCGGGTAAGCACTGAGATGAGCCTTCATGTGCTGGCCTACAACCTCAAACGAATGATGAGCATCTTCGGCATCGCAGGACTGCTTGAGGCGATCAGGGCGTGAATCCCGCCGTTTGATCGTCCGTGAGCGGCTGTTTGGGCCGCTGGCGCGGCCCAAACAGCATTACGAACACCTATGTAGCTTACTGGGGCAATTCGCGCTTCCGTCTGCTGGTTTCGCAGGCAATCCAAGCAAATCCCGGTTTTCAATGAATCCAGCGTGTTTTCACACAGCCTGAACCCATTGCAGCCCCTTGTGCCCATCAGTAGACGGGCAAGAACAACCAGTTGGTCACCGACGACCGCGTCCAACAGAAGCCGCCGGCTACGAGTCCTCGAAAGTGCGGAGACTCGTGTTTCCGTAAACAGTGCGGAGCCTTCATAGTGAGACTGAAATCAAAATGCTAGACTAACGACAAAATCTTACTGCATCTCGCGAGGGCAAAGTTTGGAAGTCTCAAAATTTATCTCTAAATGCGATGAATACTTTGCAGAGTATGAAGCAGCTGGGTATCGCACCCCTAAGGGGTATGAAAAAATATACTCACTAGCACGGCATAATATCGGTGACCCGAAAACGGTTCTTCGAGCATGTACTTATCTTCGACAGAAGATGGTAATTATGCGTCATCAGCAAAAACTCAACCATGAAAAATATTTCCCAGTTCTAGATGCGATTCGAGACGCAGCAAGACAAGCTCCCGCACAGGGAATACTGGTGCCACCAGAAACAGATTGGAGTGAGCTGCTCAAGATAGTAATTGAAAATCGAAAAGAACTTTGTTTTTTTGATGGTCCTGCATCGTCACCTCTGGACGAAAAACTGGACACATTCGCTTCCTCTTACCAAAGGCTGACTAGTATTGGCGTTGAGATTGTAGAGAGGGACTATCAGTTTTACATATCTGAGCAAAGCAACAGACTAATACAGTCCGAGATTGAGCGTCTGTGCGCAGCCTATGGCGGCGATAACATGCTAGTCGCTCTAACCCAACGACTAGGCAAAACATTTAACAGCACAACTGGGCGATTCATGGAATACCGCCGTGTCTCAATGGGTACAACATCGGTGCAGGCAGCTTTGCCGTTCGGGTACCTCTTCGCGCTGGGAGTCAAGCATGCAGGGTCAAAAGGCTTTAGAAATTCGTCGCACTTTGATCATTTGCTGATTTTTATATCTGATCTAATAGTTGTTTTTGAGATCCAACCTTATTCTCAGTTCGAGGCTATGCATCTCGGCGAAGAAGTCATGCTGGATTTTATTAAAAAAAATATGCTTTATGACAGTTTAGTGGGACTTCCTCAGATCAAAGCAAATTGCGCTTTCGACTTGATAAAGCTTGTGCATACAAAATTTTCCGAGGCCAACTACTATTCACATAATGTAAAGATCAAAGATGTGACTAGGGTCGCCCTAGCGCTGATTTCGTTGTCTGACACCAGGCGGTTTACCACAGTGACCGCCAAGGAAATTGCATCAAAAACTGGAATTGCAGAGTTTAAAGTCCAGGAAGCAGTGGAGCGGGTGCTGAGTGCCGCGTCAGGCTCGGCCAACTCAGAACTGGTGTTCCCTCCCTCAAGTCTCGCGATAGACCACTACTTCAAACCAATCATCAAGGTCGGAAATCAATATAGAATTCTTCCAAAAAGTATAGCTTCATTAGGGGCACTAAACGCAGTTTGCAATTGCATATCAAGACCTGACGACGAATGGTCAAATCCGAAGGATAGTGCTTTAGGCTACGCAATTGAAGATTTTCTAAGAGATAAATTAATACGCAAAGGCATAAGCATTTTCCACGGGAATCGGATTGGTGGCGAACTGGAACTTGAATCAGATCTGATATGCGAAACAAACGATAAAATCTATATATTTGAAATGAAAAAGAAAGGACTGACTCGTCAAGCGTTGTCGGGAGATGAGCCGAAAATACTTTCTGATCTCGCAGATAGCGTGCTAGCGACTCATGTACAAGCAATGCGCATAGAGAATGTGCTCAAAAATAATGGATCAATCACCTTGGCCAACGACGGAAATGAGAAAACTGTCTATTTAAATGGGCGCGCTGTGACTAGAGTTTCGGTAAGCCTTCATGATTTCGGAGCATTGCAAGATAAAACCGTTTTGCAGCGCATCCTCACCATTGCTGTATTCAGCGAAGTAAGACATCCTGACAAAAAAATAGATGAAAATCTAAAGAAATGGAGGAAACACTCGACCGAACTGCAGCGGCTTGCAGGCGAGAATGGGGAGATTGGAGTTAAGGGCAGGATTCCATTTTACAGTTCTCTATTTATGAGTATTCCGCAGATAATTATGGTGCTGGAAAACTCAGACACTCCTGGAGGTTTTTTTAAGCACATGGCTAGCCTCGTCTCAATGACTACAGGAAGTCGTGACACCTACACTGAGTTCTTAAATCGGTTACATTTTGTGGAACAGTGCAAGGCTGAGGGCCTTGATATTTGATATCTGAACCAGATATGTCGTATGGCTTGAGGAAGCGCGGTTCACCGCTCCTGAAGAACCTCGATTTAGGTTGACTGACTTCCTCAGGGCGTGATGCGGTCGGTCGTGTAACTCGTCGAATATTTTTAATGAATGAACCAAGTCGATCTACGAAAGACAATACCATTACCACGAGTAGGTAATCATGAGCGGCAGCCTCGCGAACTCAAACGCTGCCCTCACGTTCGATAACCAGAATCCGTGCTTCCCCACGAGGATGCGCAACATGTTCACATCCCACTTCCGCAAAAAACACGTCGCCAACCACCAGTGTCACGATTCGCTCGATGCCCGACTCGCGATAATGCATATCGACCGTGCCATCGAGGAGTGCAAATACCTCTTCACCATCGTTTACATGCCACCTGTATGGCTGGTCGGTCCAGTGGAGACGGACCGTGGTTCCGCCCATGTTAGCGATGTCGTCAGCACCCCAAGCGCGAGTGGCGGTGAAATCTTTGCTTCGAATAATTCTCATCGACAGTAGTTCTCTAGCACTGAATTTCTATCAATTTAACAGAACCTTCGACCGTCCGTTGCTGGCCGTTTTTTGCCTGTCGCGAAGGACGGAAACCGACCCATTACGGCCCTTCACGGCGTCTACAAATCTAGGGGCGATTCATACCCTAGGTTAGCGTCTGAAAATACCGTTGGTCTCCAATATGCGCTACTTGGTCACTATGTAGATTCCGTGTGCTACACCCTAATGTGTCCGTAAGGCTGGCCGCTGATGGGCATAGAGGGAGTTAGCCAGTACATCCTGATTATGCGAAGCGATTGTGATGGCTATGTTTGTAGTGCGCGGGCGTGGCTCTTTCATCAATTAGGACACTGTCCATAACCTCTGAGAACCCTTGCATGACCATAAGAAGACAATCGACAGAGCTGGCGCGAAATTGCCCGGTTAGCACCGTGGCTAGCGCAGCGTCAAAAAAACCACAGCAAATAGATCAGCGCACTCTAAAATTATTGGTAGGGTTGATAGCTATCTTTTTGGCGAACGTTTGCAGTTTTTTTGCAGTCTCTGCAATAGATTCAATCAGCGCTTCATACGTAGAGGGGGGGTGGGCGCGCGATTTTTTTGTGGGTTCCCTATTCGCAATATCTGCGTTCTTGGTAGCCTATAATGGTGTATCGACACTAGAAAAATACATAAGCAAAATAGCTGCAATGGCTGCAATGGGTGTCGCATTATTTCCATGTGATTGCGTTAATGGCATTGTAGAAGAAGGAGCGAAACTATCCGGCCTCACATGCGGGCAGTTAGATGCCATGGGCAGAGCGTCTCCTGTGCACTACGTCGCAGCTGCCACGCTTTTTATAGTACTGACTATTTTTTGCCGGATTTTTTATAAGCGTGCTAAAGACAAAAAACATAAAGAAGCGATACTTCGGATGCGTATCTACGCGACTTGCGGGGCTGTAATGATTGCATCTATTGCATTTATGGCTACAGGCTCTTTATTACATACTAAGTTCGGTATTCCACGTTTCACCTTCCAAGGTGAACGTGCTGGCTTGATAGCCTTTGGCATTTCATGGCTCACGGCAAGTAAGGTTTTGCCTGGACTGTCAAGCAATGAGGAAAGGCTAAAGCTTTTTAAAGGCAAAACACCTGAAGGGCCAGTCAAGCCTGTGGCTTAGTCAGAAACAGTCGGCCGAGGCTTCGAATGACCTTCACTTCAGACGCCCCTCCAGTCAGGGTACCCGCTAAGGGTTTCGAAGACTAAAGGCGAACCACTCAACATGGATCAATTTCGTCGATGCGCAATGCTCCGAGTAATATGCATGCTTGGAAAACATTAAAATAAGTCGAGCCGGTAAATTTATAAAATAGCCCATCTATAATCACTGATAAAAAATCAGACCACAAAAGCAATATCAAAAAACTTTATATTACGCTTGGTTATTAGATGGGCGGTACCATCGCACCTTGAAGTGCAGCTTTTCACATCTAATATCCAATATCAAAACAGAGGAGAGCTGTCATGAGCGATGCAACCTACAAAATAATCACCAGGGACGACTCTGGTGGGGCCCCACTACTCATAGTGAAATTTCAGGTCGAATATGAGGTAATCCTCAATGCTGATCGTTTTACAGAGCTGCAGAAGACGGTTGCTCAATTTTCTGATGGCGTCACTGGCGACAAGCTAACGCCTGAGGAAACTCTTCTCTGGGAGGACGAACTCAGGCGAATCGGCTCGTATCGAAACGCGATTGGGGAGCTTGCACCCTATCAATTCATGGAGCTTGAGACAAAGCCAAAAACCATCCCCAGAGGTCTTCTACACCAGATACTTACTACCTTTGAGGAAAACGCCAAAAGCGAAATCAGACTATTCGTTACTGGTTCTGTCCCAAACTTTAGCCTAAATATAAATTGGGGAACTTTAACGTATACCTTTCCAATACCCCAGGATCAAATAGAGCCAAGTAAAACCGCCTTCTCTCAGGCCTCGGTGGCAGCCCAGAAATGCATTAATGAAGGACAAGACCCAGATAAAGCAACGCAATCAATTCTAGATACTATAAAAGCCGTTGCTGGGACTGGAAAAGTTACTATTGACATATATAAGTGCGCCTCAGCAATGAGCAAAGCCTCAAGAAGTGGCGTGTTAGGAATTCTTGGTGCTTTCGTCACTTCTTGCACGGACATATTCGCAGACTTAAGCACTCTCATTGAGAACTTTATTAAAGAGCAGGAAGAGAGGGATGCTGCCGCAAGACAGAAGCAACAGGATGAAGTCGATGCAGGTATCGATAGAATCTCGAAGTGCCCAAATATCGATGCAGGGATTGAGAAAAGTAGAGATATCGACCGTGCCGAAATCATCAGTCGAACTGCATAGCCTCATCAACCCTTCGTTGACGACCAACAGTTGATTTTCCCCATCCAATCCCGGGCCCCCCTATGGTAACTGGGTACTTTCCTAATGCCTCTCATGGGATGCGCCCCCTTCCAGGATTCATATGTCAGACTTGGAAGTGAAGGCGCCTCTCCCTTAACGTGCTGGTCAAGTCCAATGCAAATGGCTGGTCAGGTCGAATGCGAACAGGTGGGCAAATCAGTGCAATTACCCACCTCCCTGGCCGGATTTTTTTCCCGCGCTACAATCTTCAGAAATCCCACCCAATGGACGCGGCCATGACAACCGAACGTCCTCAGCTGAAACTGGTATCCAAGGACCACAATCTCGACGTCTGGAAAAAGACCTGGACCATCATCGAGGAGCAAGTGGTCTGTCCGCAGCGCGCGGCGATCCAGCCCATCGAGTTCCGCTTCCGCCCATTTAGGCACGCAATATACTGCCCTCGACTCGGGAAGATTCATTACCCGTGGAACGACCTCCTCGAGATAATTGCAGGCCAGCTGAAAAATGGACTGGTGTGATCAATCCAGATGGCAGGTCCTGGCCGATTTCTGCCTGTGAACGATCACTCTGGTGTCATCAGTACCGCGAGCGTCATCTTGATGAACTCTTCATTCTTGTCGATCGTTTCCAAGGCGCCACGCACATTTCCACCGACCTCGGTTGCTCCGCGTTGCTCGACCCAAAGCGTAAGCTCCATGATGGCAGCCTCCAGGGCGAGTTGGTTTTCGTTGATTTTGAACAGCAGGGAAGGGAGCAGGTCAGAGTTTGGCATCGTGAATCCTCCGTGAAGAATTCAGCGTAGCAGTCGAATGTTGGGAGGGTGACTTGCTGCCCCCCTTCCCTAAGCAAGGGTCGGCTTACCCCAAGCCGACAAACCAAGAACTGGTAGTGCCCGTGACAGGCCTGTCTTACACCCTGCTTAAAAATTGCTACAAGAAGAAGTAATAAAACGCGATGGGCTAGGCGTGCCGGGGCTGCAGTGGATTGCTACATCCAATCCATCATCGAACCTCATCGTAGAGGGTCGCCGTATTGGAGGTTAGGGGGGATCCTGATACCAATTTTGATACCAAACGGCGTTATTTCAGGTGTTTTGATGCGATCCGATGCGGCTTAAGCCCTTGATTTTTCTGCGCTTGAGGCTACATCACGATACCTGGAAGATCGCATGGTGATGTTAGCTGTAGAGATCAAAGGTTTTTCCTGCGAAGCATTCAGAGTAGCGGGTGGCGGCAGTACCGAATCAGTACCTGCGCTGAGGCCGGGATCATTCCCGTCATCAACCAAGGGGGGGCGCATAAAGTTTGGCGGCGATTGTACTGGTCTGGCTCTTTAAACGATAGGGCAATCCGGCCCCTCAGACGCTTTGCTGGCATCAGTGGACAGATTTTCAACATTTCAGGTTAACTATTGGTTACAAAGTGTGGCTAAAATGCCACCTATCATTAGTTGCCGATATTCAGCACCGGCTCAACGGCGTGCCATAGGGCTGCTAATCATATTCAGACGCTGCAAAAGCCCCGCAGGCCAGAGACTGGCAGGGCGCGCAGTTTGTTCACCCATGACGTGTGACGAATTCCGTGAAACTCATCATTGCCGCTATCTACGTTGTCTCCATCGCGTATGTCCATCTGCGTGGGCGGGTGCGCCATAAACTGGGCCGCCAATTGAGCGACCACTCGACGTTTCTGGCGCCGATCAACTGCTTCCTTTATCTGTTCTCGAAGCTTCCCAGCAAGCCGTATCTCAATCCGGCCGACTTTCCCGACCTGAGCCCGTTGCAGGCCCACTGGGAAGAAATCCGCGCCGAAGGCCAGAACCTCTTGCAGGCCGGGGAGATCAAGCGCTCCAGCCAGTATGACGATGTGGGTTTCAACTCGTTCTTCAAATCCGGCTGGAAACGCTTCTATCTCAAGTGGTACGGCGACAGCCATCCGTCGGCGATGAAGCTCTGCCCGCGCACCACCGAACTGGTGCAGAGCATCGGTTCGATCAAGGCAGCGATGTTCGCGGAATTGCCACCGGGTTCGAAACTGGTGCGTCACCGCGACCCGTACGCCGGCTCATACCGATATCACCTGGGCCTGGCGACGCCCAACGACAGCGGTTGCTACATCAACGTCGATGGCGAGAACTACCATTGGCGCGATGGTGAAGCGGTGATGTTTGACGAGACGTACATTCATTACGCCGAAAACGCCACCGAGCAGAACCGGATCATTCTGTTTTGCGACGTTGAACGGCCGATGAAGTATCGCTGGGCGGCCGCGTTCAACGCCTGGTTCAGTCGCAATGTGATGTCGGCGGCTGGAGCGCCGAACGAGGAGGGTGACCGGATCGGCGCCATCAATCGACTGTTCGGCAGGATCTACAAGATTCGTCTGCGCGGCAAAGAACTGAAAAAGCGCAACCGCAAGCGCTATTACCTGGAAAAGTGGGCGATCTTCGGCGGGTTGCTGGCGATTTTCATCCTGGTCTGA